CACCGCGCTCGTCATCGGCACGACCGGCCTGACCCCGCAGCACCAGTCGCTGATCGACGCGGCGGCTGCCGACATCGCGATCCTCCAGACCGGCAACACCTCGCTCGGCGTCACGCTGCTCGGCATCCTGGTACGCGAGGCCGCGGCGCGGCTCGGCCCCGACTGGGACGTCGAGATCGTCGAGATGCATCACCGGCACAAGGTCGACGCGCCGTCGGGCACCGCGCTGCTGCTGGGCGAGGCCGCCGCGCGCGGGCGCGATTCGACGCTTGCAGAACTGCGCGTCGACAGCCGCGCCGGGCTGGTCGGCGCACGCAGCGAGGGGACGATCGGTTTCGCGTCGCTGCGCGGCGGGTCGGTGATCGGCGACCACAGCGTGATCTTCGCGGGCGAAGGCGAGCGGATCGAGCTCAACCACCGCGGCGACGATCGCAGCATCTTCGCACGCGGTGCGGTGCGCGCGGCGCTCTGGCTCGCCGACCAGCCCGCCGGCCGCTACCGGATGGGCGACGTGCTGGGGCTGTGAGCCAGTGAAGAAGGCCGACGTCGTCGACTTCTATGCGCGGCTCGCCGAGGCCGATCCGCATCCCGAGACCGAGCTCGAATTCGTCAATCCCTACACGCTCGTCGTCGCGGTCGCCTTGTCCGCACAGGCGACCGACATCGGCGTCAACAAGGCGACGCGCGCGCTGTTCCGCATCGCCGACACGCCGCAGGCGATGCTCGCGCTCGGGCTCGACGCGCTGAAGGAGCACATCAAGACGATCGGCCTGTACAACACCAAGGCCAAGAACGTCATCGCGCTGTCGCAGATGCTCGTCGACGAGCATGACGGCGTCGTCCCGACGACCGCGCCGCGCTCGAACGCCTGCCCGGCGTCGGCCGCAAGACCGCCAATGTCGTGCTCAACGTCGCGTTCGGCGCGGAGACCTTCGCGGTCGACACGCACATCTTCCGCGTCGGCAACCGCACCGGCCTCGCGCGCGGCAAGACCCCGCTCGCGGTCGAGCTGAAGCTCGACGCGGCCACCCCCCAGCCCTTCCGCCTCCACGCGCATCACTGGCTGATCCTGCACGGCCGCTATGTCTGCAAAGCGCGCACCCCCGAATGCTGGCGCTGCCTCGTCGCGGACCTGTGCGCGTTCAAGCCCAAGACCCCGCCGCCCAAGGTCGCCGCCAAGATCGGCGCGGCCAAGAAAATGGCTGGCGCACCCGACTAGGCTTTGCTACGCGCACGCCTCAGGCACCCGTAGCTCAGCTGGATAGAGCGCTGCCCTCCGAAGGCAGAGGCCACTGGTTCGAATCCAGTCGGGTGCACCAAGGCTTTCCGCCATTTCTCGCCATAATCGAAAATCCTTCCTCCGGTGTTGCCCCGGTGTGGCGGCGGCGCGGTGCCGGTTTGGGCGCGGTTCGTTCCATTTCGCAGGTTACCGTTCGGCCTCCATCACGGCTTCGATGAAGCCTTGCGCGACCGGCCCGACGATCGCGTTACCATAGCCGCGCAGACGTCCCACTCGATTGGGAGTCCCATGAGCTAAGGGGAAGGATGCGGCCCCGGCTTTCGCCCGGCAGGCGTCACCCCAGCATTCCGCTGCGTGATGTGCCACGATCGATGACAGCTCTCGCAGAGGGTCTGGAGATTGCCCGGCGCATTGTTCCGCCAGTTCTCGTCGCAGTGGTGTGCATGCAGCTTCTCGGTCGAACCGCAGGACTCGCACGACGGCTTCAGTTCCTTGCGTGCCTGGACGTGCGAGGCCGACCGGGAATCGCCACCTTTGGTCTGTGAGTTGGCGCAGGAAAGCGAGCAGTACAGCCGGCGACCGTACGCCGCTAAATCTTCCAACCTCCCGCTCGCGAAGCGCTTCCTCGGAAAGCGCGTCCCACACTCGGCGCACGCCTTCGGCTCCGTTGGTATTATGTCGGACCGCCCACGCATCTACTTCCCCCTCGATTTCTTCGACACTCGCAGGGCGCACTCGTCCCAAGCTGCCGGAAGACCCATCAGCCATCTGCTCATAGCCGGGCTCAACTGGCCGCCACTTTCCATCCCGGCATCCGAGCCAATCAGCATCTGACCAGAAGCCGTTAATCGGTGGGCCTCCGTTGTGCCCGACGCCGACCAAACAGTCCTGCCGAGCAGCGAGTTGATCGGCACATTCGGACACTCCGCGCCGTCCTTCCAATCCCGGGTGGTCGGCGTCGGCCAACTTGCCAACTGGGCTTCCTCGCCCATGTAGAGCGGTACCGTCTTCTGGTTCGCATTGCGAAGCCTGAAGGCCGCGCACTTCGCCAACGTCTCCTCGCTCCGTTCCCGGTTGACCGCGGTCGGCGTTCCCCAGCCCGTCAAGGCGGCCACGTCCTTCAGCGTCACCTGCACCTTGCGACCGTCCGGTGTCTGCCCCGTTGCGCTCGTCCCTTCCGGCGGCACCTGCCCCCCCGCTCGGCGTGGTCGCGGTGGGCCACCCAGAAAGAGCGCTGCCGGATGTGCGGCGCACCGAAGCCCGCAGCGCACAGATCGGCAGCTGCGAAGGCCCTGCCCGATCCTTCCACGTCAGCTGATACAAGGTCGAGCCAAGCGAGGCCGTCTTTGCTCGCAACCTGCTCTCCAACGACGACTGGCGGATTGCACTGCTGGATGAGGTCGAAGAACGCAGGCCATAGATGCCGCTCGTCATCAAACCCAGCGCCTTTGCCAGCCGCGGAGAAAGGCTGGCACGGGCAACTTCCCGTCCATATCGCTCGGTGATCCGGCCATCCGGCCAAACGCAGAGCATGGCTCCAGACGCCAATTCCCGCAAAGAAATGGCACTGAACATATCCGGCCAGTTCGTCGGGACAGACGTCTTCGATAGAGCGTTCATCTACGTCTCCGGGGGCGATGTGCCCCGCCTTGATCAGCTCGCGCAGCCATGCGGCGGCGAACGGGTCGTGCTCGTTGTAATAGGCGCGGGGGGCGGGCGCCGTGCGGGCCATGCGTTCAGCCGACCCGCTTGAAGCGGAGCGCGTCGAGCGGGTGGCCATAGATGCCGTCCTCGGCAAAACCCTTGATCTCGTCGCGCTCGCCGCAGCCGATGCTCACGCCTTCGCCGTCGAAGATTTCGTAGAGCGGCCCTGCGACCAGATCATCAAACGTCAACATGCTTGCCTCCGTACTGTATATACGATACCTAAACGTATATACGTTACTCCGCAAGGGTGTATATACGAATTGGCACAGGAAATTTTACCCGCTACAGCCCCGCCCATGGGTAGAAAGCCACTCGGCGGCGCAGGCGAAAAGACCGTGATGGTGCCGATGCGATGGGCGCCAGCGGTCCTCCTGCGCATCGAAGCCGCGCGCGGTGACGCCGACCGGTCCGCCTTCATTCGAGAGGCGGTGGAGCGGGAGCTTGAACGCCGAGGAAAGTGAAGGCCCCTGGGCATAGCTTCTCGATTTCCTCGATGATCGCATCGGTCACCTCGAGGGCGCGGGCGAGATAGCCCGTATCGAACGGCGCATAGGTGTCCGACGTCGTGACCTTCTTGTGGCCGAGCATGATCTGGCCCTCTATCCAGTCGCGTTCGCCCAGCCGCTGCCGCGCGAGGTGCGCCATGCTGCGGCGGATCAGCTTCATTCCCGATTCCCGATCCGGCGGCAGCTTGAGCTCGACCTGCATCGCGAAGAAGGCTTTCCGGACCGACGCAACCGAGACATAGAAGCCCTGGCCATTGGCATCGAGGATCGCCGCCATGCGGTTGCCGATCGGCACGATGGGGCGGTGTTTCTTCGTTTGCGCGCGGCCCTTTTGGTTGAGGTTCAGCGCGCGGGCGTTGGAATTCCATTGATCACGTAGGCGGCTCGTCGACACGTCATGCGCGGCGTCCGGCCGGGCCCATGTCGCCACGCTGATCCGCAGGAACCGCAGCAGCTGGTCGCGGTCCGATCGCATGCGCTTCACTGTCAACGCGTCGCCGGCGCTAACCGGGCTGACACAATAGCGGAACATCGCCGCCAGCGTCTTCAGGTCGGCACGATAGCCGGGGGTGCGGCTGACCTGTTCCGGCGTCTTCGCTGTGAAGGCGGCGGGGAACAGCGTATCCTTCCGGCCGTAGGCGTAGTTCACGACGGCGGCCAGCTGGCGCACGCTCGCCTCGATCGTCCCGGGCGACCGCTCGCGCTTCGCTCCACCTGGGGCGACGATCGGCTGCTCGGCAGCCCATGCGCGGAAGCCTCAATCCAGTCCTCGTCGACGTCCTCGCAAGCGGTCGCCTGGCGGTCGGTGTCGAGCAGGTACGCGGTGACGTGCGCGAGCCGCGGCCGCAGCGACGAGATGCTCGAGCGCGCCTCGCGGGCGATCAGATAGTCGGCGATCGCGTCTGTGATCAGGTGGCGGGCGCCGGCGCGCAGCGGCTGGCCGCAGCTGCCGCATACGGCCGCGCCGCGCTCCCTCTTCAGGTAGAAGGAGTCTAGCTCGGTTTCCGCCTGTTGGACGTCCTCTGTGCCCGTGCTGCGGCTGCGGTTACGTCGCGCTGCGGCGTCGTACCAGACGATCTGGAGGAAGGGGGATCGTAGCGATCCGTCGGACTTGCGGTCGTGTGCGAGCCGGTATTTGCCGCGGGTGTAGAGCTCTTGATTCTGTTGCTGCATTTTTCCATCTGCTCTTCAGCAGCCATTTGGTGGACGATTTTGCCGATGCCTCTGGCGTTCAGCAGGTCGAGCGCATCGCCATCAATGCGCATGCCCTTTCCTTTTTCGGTTTGCCGCTGCCAGTGGCGCGACAAGTCTGCGAGACTCATCATCGGTTCTTTCCTTCCTGATCTGTGAGGTGCGAAACGGCTGGGGCGATACCCTTCGGGGCCGCGCTGTTGCCTTCGGTCGAGCCCGTGCCGGTCTCGCTGGCTACGCCACTGCCATCGCTATCGCGGTTGATCGGCCAGCAATCCCAGAAGTAACGGACCGGGAAAGCGCTTTCGTCAGCAGCGCGCTTCATGTCGCGCCCATTTGCACAACGCCGGCCGAACGCATCAACGCAGATGGCGGGCAGATCATAGCCATTGCTGTCCCAGCCGACCGTCAGCCGCTTCGACGCGAACGAAACCCAATCGGCATGGCTGACGAACTCGCCTTCCCACCGCGGGACTAGATCACACGGTGTGGCTGGCCGGGGCCAGCTTTTGCCAATGCGGATCCCGCGGTCGCGCGAGGGATCGAAGCCCGGCAGGGCCTCGACCGTAGGGCTCGGTTCACGAGAGCCCGGTTCCGAAGGAACGCGTCCGAAGTCAGGGGCCACATCCTCCCCCTTGCTGCGCGATGCGGAGGTCATGCGGGTTGCTCCGGGGCGCGTTCGGTGCAGGTCCAAGTCGTGCTGTGCTCAACCTGCACATCAAAGGTTATCCCACAGCTGTCGCAGGTCTCCTCCCGGTAGCGTTGTCCATCGTAGTAGATCGCCTCGTCGGCAACGTACTGGCGGCCGCAGCAGGGGCATTTCGGCCCTTCGTATTCGAAGGTTTCACGAAGCGCGCTCATGCCTTCTCTCCCTGCGACAAGAGGCGGATGGCGGCTGCTTTGGCGAGCAGCGGTGCCTGCATGGCGTCGGCCCTCGCGCGGTATCCGTCCGTCAGGCAATCGCCCGGTTCAGTGCGCCCCTTTGCGAACCACTCGTCAGCACGAACGCGGTATCGCTCGGCCTCGTCCCAAGCCCACGGGTCGATCATCCGCGCCACGTCTTCATCCGCATAGGACCGCGCTGGGGGTGTGGTGCGGTTGTTCCAAGCGGTGATTAGCGGGGCGTAACCGTCCCAGCCGGTAAAATGGCAGTCGGCATCACATGCCTTGTTGTTGCATCCCACGGTATAAAGCGCTCGCATCGATCCAACATCATCGCATGCAGCCTCGCCACCACAGAACGGGCAGCTTTTGAGTTCATTGCTCAACGACGATCTCCTTCGCGCGTGCGAGTGCATCTTTCCAAGTTCGGCCTGCGCGGATCTCCCTCGGCAGGCTTTCGCTGGTTCCATATTGGCTGGAGACGGATTTTGCAGATGCGCCATTGAGCATGGCGACAGCGACTTCTACGGCAGTCTCGAACGTCAACCGAGCGTTACGCCTATTGCGGGCCTGCTCTATTGGTGTCGCCCATCGACAATTGCCTGGCTCGTAGTTCCCATTATTGTTGGGGTGCCGGTCTAATGTCATGCCGGTCGGGCGCTCTCCCATGTCGGCAAGGAAATTATCGAACCAATGCCATCGCTCGCAAACCTCGATGCCTCGACCGATATGTTTTGCAGCGGTATCCCGGTCAAGATAGCGGCAACGCGCTAGCATAGACTGCCAACTGACCCACGTGAGGCTTTCCTGCCCGTGACGGGCGTGTCCATGACGCAAAGAGTTATCCGCTTGAGGCGCGCGACACGGCAGCAGCGCCACCCCTTCGACAGCCCCGCTCATGATGCAGACTCCTGTGCGAGGGCGGCGTCGATGGCGGCAAGAACTTCACTTTTTGATATGTAATCCTCCCAGATGTAGTTCCCCTGTGTGTCGTAGCCGTTATGAACGTCGCGGGTTTCGATGCGGCACACCTTCGCCCGCAAGTCCTCCGATAGGGTGGGAGGCGTCGGGGTGGCGGCGCGTGTGATGTATTCGTAAACGCCGCGATCATCATTCCAGTGACGAACAAGCTCCCCCTCCTGCGACGTTGCGGGCTGGGTAGCGAGGGCGGCGGAACGTTCAGACTGCCATCGCAACAGGGCACGCGCGCCATCCGCCGCGCCCTCGCAATACGCCGCACGCACCTGTTGCTGATCGACTTCAGGATACAGGTAAGGCGCGCTTTCAGACGCGCCGAACGCAATCATGTCAGCGATCTTGTCTTCGTCCTCCACCTCTCCCGCCTGATTGGTCGCGGGTACAGGTTCGGCTTTCCACGCCAGCAACTCGCTGACGCGCTGCTCGGAACGTTCGAAAGCATCCACTAAGCGGTTCTTCCACGCAGTCATGGCAAACAGTTCTTCGCGCAATCGCTCCCCCTCCTGCGACGTTGCGGGCTGGGTAGCGAGGGCGGCGGTAAGGACCGGCTGGGCCAATACCTCGCGGACCAGCATAGTCGCGTTGTCCTGCCCCATTCCCCGATCACGACACGCGTTCCACACCGCAATGCGGATCGCACCCTCCACCTCTCCCGCCTGATTGGTCGCGGGTACAGGTTCGGAACGGACGGTGCCGCCAATCGTAGGGGCAGGCTGCACTACAGTCGCCAGTTCGTAGGCCGCGTCCAGTTCCTTGGTCGGCACTTCCTCGCCGCACTGCGGGCACTCGATGAACCCGGTTTGCAGGTACATCAGCGACACCTCTGCCGATGCCTTGATCGCACTCGCGGATGATACAGAGGCGAGGCTACGGGCGATCTCGATAAGACGGTCAACGTCGTAGCCGTCGAACCCCATCGCCGGGGTTGCCTTGGCGTGAATGCGTGACGCCAAATCGATCAGGAAGCCGGGCGTGGTTTCGTCCATCTCCTGCGCAACCGTCACCGCTTGCTGGTCTGTCGTATCGATGTTCATGCCGCTTTTCCCTTTGCTTCGGCGGCGGCCTTCGCGCGGGCGGCTGCCAGGTTGCGCAGCTTCGCGCGGGCCATGTTGAGGGCGCAGTCGAGCGTCACCGCCTCGCTGGTCGCCGTGTCGCCGTCGGCTGCGACGGTCGCCGAGATGCTGCCCTCGAAGGTGTCGAAGCCCGGCGCGTGCGCGGTCAGCGACACGGTCACGAACCGCTCGTCGGGTTGGCGGATGCTCTGCAGCAGCGCGCCGATCGCGTTGATCTCTGCCGCATTCATCGGGCATATCCCTTCTTCGGTTCACGGCAGGGAGCGCAAAGGCCGTTGATCAGGCGCGGGCTGTAGTTGGGGCAGTTGGTGCAGTCGCCCTTGACCCCCGGGTCGAACGGGGCGGCCTGTGCTGCCTTGATGCTGCGATCGAGGTGCGCCTGGACGAACTCGGCAGCGAGGTCGGCGTTGTCAGCCATGATTCACCTCGGCGTCGAAGCCAGCGACGATGTGCCCGAAGAACGCGCCAACCTGTTCGGGGTGGGACACCAGCCAGACGACCGCTACGGCCGAGGCGATCAGCATAAGCACCGCTAGGCACTGGACGATCGCCACCTGGCGTCGCAGGCGGCGCTGCATCCGATCCACCTCATTGCGGTGCCCGACGAAATCGAAACGGCTCATCGTGAAACTCTCCGATCGATGCTGCGCAGCTGGGCGCGGATGGTGGTCAGGGCTGCGCTGCGCTCGGCGGAGGGCGGCTGCTGCATGAGGCGGTCACGGCGGCCGAGGACCTCGGCCTGGTCGAGCACGCGCTGGCTCTCGCGGGGCCCGGCTGAGTTGCGGCCGATCTGACTGTGCATCTTCATGTCCGATCACATCGTCTTGATGAGTTCGAGCGCCTGCGCTTCGGCGAAGCCCTCGGCGACATAGGCGAGGAACATCGTGCGGCGGGCGTGCGCGATATGTGAGGCCGCAGCAGCAACGCCTTGCCAGATCTCGACCTGGGCTTTGACAGCCTCGGGCCAGTCGGTACGCGGGACGTCGGAGCGCATAGGTTCGGCAGCCATGGAGGGGCCTTTCGCAGGGGTTAAGCGGCGAGCGAGGGGCTTCATGCGGCGCTCACGGAATGGGTTGGCTGGGCGTCGGCCTCGACGACGGGCAGCCGGGAATGACGAGTCCGGAGGGGACGGACCGAGGCAGTCGGGGAGAGGGGCACGAAGCCGGGCCGATCGTTGCCGCGCAGGGCGGTCATGATCTGGGGCCAGCGGCGGTAGACGTCTTCGAAGAAGATGACGCCTGCGATGATGGCGATGGCCAAGAGGCTCATCCAGCCGGCACCGTGCATGATGTTGGTCCAGTTCACGGGCGATCTCCGAGGGTGAGGATGGCGATCATCAGGTCGATCAGGGTCTCCGCGGAGACGACGCCCATCAGATCGGGGACAGGGGGAAGCGGCGCGCGCGTGGCCGCGCCAGCCGGATCGAGGTAACTCACGATGTGATCCTTCGGCGCGAGCGGCGCGGGCTAGTCCAGCCGTCGCCCTCGACAAGCTTCTCGGCACCACTGGGGGCGATGACGCGGACGCGGCCATCGGCGCGGCGCGACAGGACCGGGCACTCGAACTGGTAGACCCCGGGAAGCCCGGTGCCGTTGCAGATCTCGTGGTCGCCAGCGTTGCGCTGCACCGTCATGGCTTCCGCGGTCAGGATATCCATGCCGCGGCTGATCAGCGCCTCGTTCTGTTGCTCGGTGAACCGCGCGCCTCCCGTGATGCTGTGATCCCCGAACCCGGTCTTCACCGCGCCGCGGATCGCGCCATACCATGCGCTGGGCGTCTTCGACGGGGTGACGAGGATCCGCGCCGGTTGGCGGCCGAGGATCTCGCCCATCGGGCGCGGGCGTGGGGCATAGGTCATGCTGCGCTCAATTCGATGTAGCGGGTGACGGCCTCAGCGGCCGAGACGCGGACGGCGAGGGTCCGCATGCGAAATTCCGTCTCGACCTTGTCGGCCTCGGCTTCGACGCGATCGCGCTCGGCGATCTCGCCCATGTCGCGCACCATCGCCTTGATCATTGCCGGGGTCGGCTTGCGGCGGTTGCGGGCATGGAGGATCCACGCGACCTCGGTGACCAGCAGCAGCGCGCGGGCGCCAAGGTGGTGGTCCTCGGGCACAAGCTGCAGCTTCTCAGCCTTGCCCCGCAGGTTCGCCCACAGCTCGGCCCGCTCGTGCTTGATCGCGGCAAAGTGCTTGTAGCGGTCGACCGCGGCGGTCAGCATCTGCTGGTCGAGCGTACGCAGGCGCTGCGCGACATAGCGGAACTCGGTGATCGCGGAATCGAGGTCCGGATCGCAGGTCATGGTCGGGCCGGTCATGCTGCGATGCCCAGCGCGCGCTCAGCCTGCACCGTCAGGATCTCTAACTTGACCGGACTGGCCTGAGTGAACTCGGCGATCAGACGCTCATAGTCGATGCCAGCCCAGAACGATCGCTCGCCCATGGAGTGCTGCGCGTCGGCGCGCGGCCCCCTGTGGCAAGCCGCACATAGACTCACGGTGCGCCAGTCATCCGGCTTCTGCCCCATGCCCGTATTGGACCCGATGCGGACGTGCGCGGCCTCAACCGACTTCATCGAACCGCATTTGCAGCAGGCAAATCCGGCGACGAACGTCCGGTGACGCTTCGACATCCAGCGGCTAGCGCGCTTGGCCTTCTTCGGGATTCGAGCGGGCAAGGCCATTACGCGACCACCCGGCAAGCGACGATGTCAGACTTGGCCCCCTGATGGATCCAGCAGTCGCCGTAGACGTATGCCGGAACGCCGATGGCGGGGTTCACCAACTCCGCTGTTTCGCGGTCTGGATCGTACCGGAACTGCACATGGACGCGTGCGCAATCCGAGACAGGGCACCCTGCCCCATCGCACTCGATCCAAGGGTTCGCGGTTGAGTCCTGCGCGGCGGCGGCGTCGGAGACGAGGTGCTTCACGCTGCAACCTCCATCTCAGCCAGCGCCTTCTTACAGAGCGCTGCAATCTTGGACTTGGCGTTGGCGACGTGCGCCTCGACGATCGGAACGGCCAGTACCCACGAAACTTGGTACATCGTGCGACTGGACTCACTCGACGGCACGCCCAGCGTCAGGCCATCTTGGCGACGACCGAAGGCGTCGCGCACGTCTGGCGCAACATGGTGGTCCTTTGCTGTAGCAAGCTCCGACAGCAGCTTTTCGCCAGACTCGATTTCACGGTACGCGAACGCAATGTCGCGCGCGGTTTCGAAGCTGATCATGCCGACACCTGCGAGACTGCGTGGATAGCGGACGAGACACCCTGCCAAGCTGCGGCGGCCTCGGGGTCGTCCATGTCGTCATGGTTGCTCGGACGGACCGCCAATACAGCAAGAAGCGCAGCCAGCATCTTTGGGGCTGCTACGAACAGGCGAGCCCACTTCTCGGCGTCGGCCGGTGTCTGCGAAACTGTGTGCCGCTCACAGTGAAAAACCTCGGCAACGTCGTCTTCGGTCAGTGCGTCGACCAGCACGACGCTATCGGTCGTCGAATTATGGGAGACCCGAAGAGCGCCCATCGGAATACGCTCAGCGATCTGGACTGGGCAGGCCTCTTGGGTTGTGGCTGCCATTGGAGCGGTCCCGGGGACTTGAACCCCGCCCACCAGTGCCGAGCGCTCGGCGGTCTGGTCTGGCAAACCTGCGGGCCGCGAGAGGGCAAGGCAGCTAGCTGAACGGTAGAGCCCATCCGCACATAGCACGATGTAATCGCCGCTGATCTCGTAGCGGCTGTCGATCTCGGCCAACTCGCCTCGATACATGACCTTGTCGCCGGGCGCGTACTCGTCTTCGAGCGCGTCCTCATCAGCCTCCACGCCAGCGACGCGGCGCTCTTCCCAGATCAGCTCGTGAGCGGCCCAATCGCCAGCTGCACGGGCCGCTACCAACTCTGCTGCGAAGTCGCGAACCACGATCGTCTCCCAACAAGCCGGGATAGCCTGTTGGAAGTTATATGTACCTAGTTTGGGTACAGGTCAACCAGAAATGTACCCGCAAAGGGTACTTAGAAACGGGTTAGCACGGCCAAGAAGATCAGAAAGATTATGAGAAGGGCCGCATTGCCGTATCGTCGCTTAGCCGCGGCGGCGTTCTCATCATCCGAATATGCGCGCCCGCAAGCAGGGCAGATTCGAGCGTCGTCCCGCACGCGGGTGCTGCAATCAGGACATTGTTTCATCGGGGCACGATAGCCTTTACCACGGCTGCCCAGCGCAACTTTACATCCTCGATTGCGGCAGCGTTCATCGAGACCAGATGGTAGTGGTAGGGCTTGGTGCCGCGGATAACGCGCTTGACGAGCATCGCGCCGTCTTCGTCCATCTGTACAACACAGACTCGGCCAATCACCTCGTTCTCATCCACGGTCGCCCCCGCGGTATATACTATATGCCATCCCTCCTCAGCGAGAGGGAGCATGCTATCTCCTCTCACCTCTACTGAAAGGAGGTCGCCGCTGGTCATTGGCGGGCGATCGATCGTTTCACCGGAATAAAGCATATCTCGTACGCGTAGACGCGCTGCCCCGCTCCGACATACCCAATCACGCGAACCTGGGGGCCTTTGTACAAGTCCGATGGGCGAAGATTGAGCGCCGGCGCAAGCCGCTTAGCCCAGTCCTCTGTCATCGGAAGCTTGCCGCTTTCTAGTTTGACGATCGTGGACCGTCCGGACCCGACCATTTCGGCGAGCTTATCTTGGCTGATTCGGCCCGCGCGGTGGCGGGCATCTTTGAGGGGCATTGGCATGCCTGACGATTGTACCCAGCGCGCCGCAGCGTCGAGAACCTGCCTCGGGTACAAAACCGCTTGCTTATCGTACCCAGCGTAGGTACATTCTGCCTCATGGCTCGCAAAACCCCACTCCGAGATCACCTCGATCGCACCGGCCAAACCGCCGAAGCTTTCGCTGCCGCGCATGGCTTTAGCGCATGGAGTGTCCGTCACTGGGCACGGGGCGACAAGCACCCCCATTTGGATGCGCAAGTGAAGATGGGGCTGCGGTCGGAACGACTTTGTCGCCTGAAGTGTGGCTAGCCTTCAGCCTTTCCGCTTCTGGCGAACAGCAGGAGGCGGCGTAAATGGCTCCCGTCCTCACATCATTCGAACGTGCTGCGTTACGTACGGGCAAGCCCTTGGCGCAAATCAAGGCTGAGAGCCGCGCGCGGTTTGATGCGGCTCTTGAGGAGCTAGCCGCGCGCGACTCCGCCGAGTTCAGCGAGGCGGTGCGACTTGGTATAGTGCTGCCAGCGGACCAGCGTATAGTCGGGCAGACACCTCGTGCGGGTCGGTCGCTGACGACATCAGCTCGCGATACTCCGCCGGAGTCAGTTCCCCACGATCGATCGCAGTTCGATACAGTCCAGCCAGCAGCTCTGACTGGATCGCAATCGCTGTTTCGATCTGCTCTGAAGTCAATTCGTTCGGCATTTTCAAGTCTCCGTGGTTGGCTTTGCAACCCCACGGTAGCTGGAAGGGCGTCGGCCGCAAGTCGGCGCCCCAAGGCCTCCGCCTCCATCGAACAGAAGGAAGCGGCATGACGGACGAGGTTTATCCCCAGCCAACTTCCGAAAGTGCCACGCCGCTCACGGGTTCGCGCCCATGGGATAAGCACATCACGAAGATGCAGGAAAGCAGCCGCAGGGACCGTGATCGTGATTTGCGCTTCAAGGCTATCCGTATTGCGAAGGTGCTTCATCCGTTGCGGGTCGAAGACGGTGCTCGCGAGATCGTCGCGTGGGTCGATCAGACGCCGCTGGACGAACGGAAGGTGCGGCTTCAGTGCATCGACGACTGCTGGACGCCATCGACGATGACGATCCGCGACCTCCTCAATGACGCGGGCGCTCTGCTCAAGTTCGTCACGGAGGCCGACCATGGTTGAGCCGTTCGAAATTACCTTAACGGGGATCGTGCTTAGGGGCGACTGGCACTTCAGCGGCAGCCTCATCATCGGTGATACGGGTGAAGCCTGATTTTCGATATCGGCGACGATGAATTTGCTGAAGCCGTTGTCGAATGCGTCGACGCCATCCCCGTATCTGATGTTGCCCCCATTCTTGATGGCAAACCCGCCGACGATGCCGACCGCGCCACCGTTGTAGCGCGGGACGCAGCCGTCGAAGACGCATCGAGTGAATGTGTTGCCATCGAGTGTGACGTCTTCGTCAGTAAAGACGCGATCGACGTAATCCATGATTTCTCTCCGGTGGCTGTTCGCACCAACACCGTAGCCGACGCCGGGGAGGCCGCAAGCTTCCCCGGCCAAGGGCCCGAGTAGATGGTCCTCTCCATCCCCTCTGTGGAACCTGCTCGGGTTTCCAGCGAGCCATGCGCGCTCATCCTCGCCAACGGCGGGCGGTACGCGATGCACGCTGTTTCTGAAGCGCTGCACATCGAGGCGCCCGTCCTCGACTTCACGCACTGCACGGCCTGCGGTTGCCGAGCCGCAATTGCGGTTCGGTCATGCCAAGCGCCGGTTTGCCCCTCCAGAGATCGGAAAGCTGCATGACCATCATCACCATCTGCGTCTGGTTCTTCGCGTGTGTCGCGTGCTTCGTCTTGGGCCACGCCCATGCGGTCTGGCAGCGTCACCGCTTCATCCAGTCGCTGCTCTCGGGCAGGGACGCGGCGGCATACGGCCGAGTCATCCGCGACGCCGAAGGGAACGTCCTGTGACGGACTACTGGTCCATCGTCGCAATGACGGTCCTCATCACGATCGGCTCGGCCGTGCTGCTCTGGGGCATCGACCTCTGCTGCCGTCACGAGGTTGCGATGCTCGAGCAGCGCGCGCGCAACGGCGAGGCGAACGGCCTTCGGGGCGGTGATCAGGGACTCAGTTTCCATGAGCAGGAGAATGGTCGATGACCGGCCCAACTGTCGTTGCAAATGCGGAACGACTCACGAAAGCCCAGTTGCACGCCAAAGTGATGCGCGGATGGGCCCGCGGCATTGACCGTCATGGCAAGGGAACGTTCGCCGATCGCATCGAGTGCAGCATCCAGGCGCTGGACAAGCAACTGGCCGGATCGCTCCCTACGCTTGAGACGATCGACCGCGCCATGGACGCCGAGCCGTCAGTGCTCGACGACTATTTCGAGGCCAAGGGCAAGCGGCTGGTCGACAAGGAAGCGGTCTGTGACGCCGATGACTGCGGCCTGCTGATCGCTCGTGTGCTCGTCATGCTGAACGAGGCAGAGCACCCGAACGGCCCCGGTGGTCGGGCGATCGTCCCCCCAGGAATACCTCGCCGGCGAGAAGCTGATGCGCGACCTTCATGCCGCGTCTGCTCGCTGGATCCAACGATGCACCGAGATCCGTCAACCGCTCTCTGCGGTCGCCTGAAACCTACGAATAACACGCGGAAAACCCCGCAACGGAGATGACTATGGACGCGCTCAATAGCGCAGTGCCGGTTGAGCCCGGTTCTGCGGACGGTTTTCTGCGGGCCGCGCGCGCCACGCGCGCATGATTGGTGACGTTCGCGAGCAGCTGCGTCTGCTGCCGTCGCAGTCAGTCGATTGTGTGGTCACGTCACCACCTTACTGGGGCCTGCGCGACTATGACGTCGACGGCCAGATCGGCCTTGAGCCGACCTTTGCTGAGCATCTCGCGGTCATGGTCGACGTGTTTCGCGAGGTCCGGCGCGTGCTGAAGATGCACGGCACGGTCTGGATCAACTACGGCGATTGCCACGCTGCAACGCCCAACGGCAAATCAGCGGCGGCGTACAAGGCCGACGGCATCGATGATCGGACCTTTCGCGACAAGCCGTTCAGCACTGTCGGATCGGTTGGCGACGGGCGCGGCTCGTTCAAGCCGAAAGACCTGTGCATGCTGCCGAACCGTCTGGCGATCGCGCTTCAGGATGACGGCTGGTGGGTTCGGTCCGAGATCGTCTGGAACAAGACGAACCCGAAGCCCGAGTCGATCACCGATCGGCCGGCGGCAGTGCATGAGAAGATCTGGCTGCTTACCCGCAGTGAGGCCTACTATTTTGATGCGGACGCGCTGCGCGAGCCGGTCACTGGCAACGCGCACGCGCGCCGCAAGGATGGTCAGTACCAGCCTGCGAAGGGCTCGACTGCTGGGCAGAACCGCGCGGGCACTTGGGTCGAAACCTACGTTCCCGAAACCCGGAACGGCCGCAATGTCTGGACCTTCAATATCGAGGGCTGCCGCGAGGCACACTTCGCGACCTTCCCGCGCGAGCTCGCGCGCCGGTGCATCGCTGCGGGCTGCCCGCCGACGACGTGCGCAGCGTGCGGCGCGGTAGATGATTGCGGCGGGATCTGCGCGACCTTCGGCCGTGCGCGCGGGCATGTCCTAGATCCGTTTGGGGGATCCGGCACCGTTGGCTTGGTCGCTGAGCAGGTCGGTCTCGACGCAACACTGATCGAACTGAACCCTGATTACGCCGCAATCGCCGAGACCCGTCTCGCGGGCGGACGTACCATCGTCGAGGTCGCGGCATAATGACGAAGCCTCGCCGCACAGCTGCACAGTCCCGCGACGTCGTCTACGATGCACTCCTGCGCGCCGCACGCGCCGGGGCTCGTTGTCCGACGAACCTAGCCTTGGCAGCGCTGCTCGGCGTGCGGTCCTCCTCGATCCCGCAGAAGGCTCTGGTCGACCTCATCGCGGCGGGTAAGATCGTGGTGACCACCACGCCGTTCTCGCGTGAGATCCTCATTCCCGAGCTGGGCGCAACGATCCGCGCCAGCAAGGCTCCGGATGGCTCCAAGAGGGAGACGGACCGCGCCGAGGCAATCGCCCGGGCCGAGCGTCGCGAACCCCTGCCCCCGGTGCTCGATCGCACCCCCTGTTTCCGGTGCGGGATCCGCGCCGACCTCGGTTGCGATCATCAGCCCGCATCTGCCCCCCACATCATCGACCTGGAGTTCGCGGCATGACGCGCACCTGTTTAGATTGCACGACCCCCGTCACGCGCCAGTCGAAGACCGGCCGCTGCCGTTCGTGTGCGGCGCGCCACAATCACCGGGATCCGGCGTTCGTGGCGCGACTGCATGCGGCAAGCGCCACGGGAAAGCGGACACCTGAGGCACGCGCCAAGGCCAGGGAGTCCACTCTGCGGCGGGAGGCCGAACGCAAAGACGATCCAGCTTGGCGCGCATACAAAGTCGCGGCCGGCAAGCGCCTTCGGGCGCTGTATGACTCGTCATCGGATGCCCGGGCGGCGAACCTCGCGAAGCGTGCGATCGTCGGCGAGAAGAATAGCCGTCGGACGCTCGGCTGGCTGCCAGACCGGCTCCGGCGTGAATATGAGTCGGCCCGCACCATGTTTGGCGCCGCGGAAGCCAAGCGGATCATGATGACCGAGCTGACGCCATTCGAGCGCCAGATGGCGCGCATCGCAGGTGGTGCCCAGCTTGTCGCCGCTCCTGACACCCGCACCGGCGGCCCGGCTTATACGCTCGGCGGCATTTCGTCGGGGATGCTCTGACATGCAGGCCGATACCCTTATTAGGGCCGCTAAACCGGCCCACTTATCAACCGTCGCAGATTTGGATGCGGCGATGCAGGCGCGTGGCGATGCGCGTCGACAGCAAGAAGCCGACGAAAAGGCTAGGCGCCTTGCCGTTAGACGAACCGCTAAAGCGGCCCACACTACACACGTCTTGTCCGTCCCTCGCATGGTCGGCCTGATGCAGGCTGGCGTGTTGCTGGGCAGCGCCAAGGCGCTCGCTGACGCGCTGGGCATCCAGCCGCGAAGCTTGCGAAAGAAGACAGATTCCGAACGCGGGGTCTCGTGCGAAGATCTTATCGCGGCGGCTGACGCGCTCGACGCGCGCGCCGCGCTGATGATCGAGCATGCCGCCAAGCTGCGTGCCGAAGTCACCCCGCAGACTTCCAAAGCTTCCCCCAATGAGGCGACAGCATAGTGACCCAGCCAGCGCCCCTGACACCGCCCGACGCGGACCTTCAGGACTTCCCGTTCATGCCCCTCCACGTCGCCAGGTTGCGCGATAGCGATCTCGCCGCAGAAGGTGACCCCGAGGGTTGCTGGTACGCCGTGCTGCTCTGGGCGGCCGCATGGCATCAGTTGCCGGCGGGCTCGCTGCCAGACAACGACGCCGTGCTGACGAAGCTCTGTGGCCTCGGACGGGACATGCGGACGTTCCGCAAGCACCGCACAGACGCACTCCGGGGCTTCGTCGCATGCGCTGACGGCCGCTTGTATCACCCGGTCATCGCCGAACAGGTCATGAGCGGCTGGGAGAGCAAGCTACGGCAGCGCTATCGGACCGAATGCGCGACGATCAAGCAGCGGAACGTTCGGAACAAGACCGACGACGCCAAGCCTTCGTTCACCGCATGGGTGACGCATCACTATCCCGCATCCGTCCCGCATCTGTCCCTAGATACAGACGACGTTGTCACCAGTGACAAACCCCGTCTGTCACCGGTGACAGACGGCAATGTAACTAGTGACAATGGCTCCAAGAGAGAGGGACAGGGAGAGGGACAGGGAGACTTAGGTTCGGAAGCTGACGCTTCCGGCGCCGAAGCGCCCGCCCTGCCCGTCATCGTCGATCCGGACAAGGTCATGTTCGACGGGGGCATCCTGCTGATGGGTCGGGCTGGCGTGCTCGAACCCAAAGCGCGGCAGCTGCTCGGCAAGTGGAAGCGCGACCACGGCACCTCCTCGGTAATCGCCGCCCTCGGCGCCGCACAGCGCGAGGGCGCAATCGACCCAACCAGTTTCATCGAAAGGGCACTTCGCAATGGCCAACGACCTGATCAGCAACGACGCGGCAACAACGGCATGCTCAATGCCATCCTTGACGCCGAGCGTGATGACCGTGCTGGCCCGCGCGTTTGAGAACGGGGCGGTGTTCAGCGCGCGCGAAATTGAGCTGATCGAGCCCGTCGCCCGCGCCGTCGCCATTCCCAAGCCCGCCGACGAACGGTTCGTCCGCCAGTCGTTGGGAGGCCTCTCTGCGGCACTGCCTAGCCAGGCGACGGACGAGATGGGCGGCAAGCTCAAATTCCGGACGTACATGACCATGCTCGACGGGTATGACGAGCGGGCGCTGGCCTATGCCTGCCGCCGCTGCCTCGACGAGCTCGACTGGTTTCCCACGGTGCACCAGATGAAAGAGCGCATGTCGAAGTGGGTCAGCCCCGAGGATTCGGCCATCCGCCGCGCGCGCGCGATCATCCGCACCGGCCGCCGCGAGGTGACCGCGGACGCGCCCCCGATCACCGCGGCACAGATCCGCGCGATGAAGCCGGACCTGCGCAGCATGGGCCTTGCCGCTGGCTTCATCACCCAGGATCAGATCGACGAGGCGCTCGCCGAAATCGAGCAGCCTCCCGAGCAGATGGCAGCATGACCGAGGCAGAACGCAATCGTCGGACAATGACCGACCCCGGCCGCATGCTGTGGAAGGATGACGTCGAGGGCATCTGTCGCTCGCCGGATATGTGCTTCGACTATGGCGAGCATGTCCGGTGCGGTCCGTGCGCGATCGACCAGGCGACGCGCGCTGGCGTCATTAGCGACCTGAGTGTCCCGCGCCTTCCGGAGGTCTCGCGCTTGCGCAGGATGCTCGTCGAGCACGGCATCGATCCAGCGCGGGCCCTACGTGCACCTGCAGGAGAACGATGATGAGCGAGGAAACGCGCGCAAAGGCCGATGGCCTTCAACACCGGATTGACCGCCTGAACCGCACCGCGACCGATCGCGCCTACATGATCGAGGCGCTGGCTCAGATGCTCGGTCCGAAGGGCCGTCAGGTTTGGGCTTCGTGGCAAGCGCAGGGTGTGCAGCGCATCCACAGCGACTGGGTTGTCGATCCAATGAGCATGGATGGCGAAGACGTGGCCCAGATCCACCTCAACATGGAGGAAGCCATTAAGAGCGCTGTCGTAGTTGAGGATGTCGACGCGCACATCGCTCAGTGCCGGTTCGACGCCGCCATCCCAGATACCTCGGCATGAAGACCAAGGACGAAGGCACCGCATGGCTCCGCTCTCACGGCTGGGTCCAGTGCGACCGCGGATGCTGGATCCAGCCGCCATTCCCAAAGCCCAGAACCACAGGAGAACGATGATGGGACTGTCACAGATCAGCATGAAGGCCTGTCCATTCTGCGGCAGCGTCAACGTCGATCCGCAGTTCGCGGCATGGCAGGAAGTGAGCGACGGCACGATGGAGCATTGCCCGGGTTGCATGGATTGTGGTGCGACCGCCGAGACGTTCGAGGGCTGGAACAATCGGAGCGACAGCGGTGTGTCGGTGATGGTCACGTACCGAGACGACCTGCTGCCCTGCCTGACGCCGACAGCATGATACATACCTATACGAGCGAGGTTTGAGACGATGGACCTTCAGTTTCACCACGAGCGCATGAACGACCAGTTCGAGAAGTGGCATATTCTCGGCCTGCCGTTCGACTGCGCCATCCATCACTTCACCGGGCCGGACCAAGGAGACCCGCATGATCACCCGTTCAATTTCACGAGCCATATCCTGGCGGGCGGATATACCGAGGAGGTCTTCAGCCCGACCGGCGCTGCCGCCCTCGTCTATCGCCACCCGGGCACAGCTCACCAGGTCCGCGCGACGCACATCCACCGGATCATCGACCTGCCGCTCGGCGATTGCTGGACGTTGATCCTCGCCGGTCCGCACGAGCGCGAGACCCGCTTCTGGCGGTTCAGCGACGGTATCCAGTCCCGGGCTTGGCACGAGAGCGACTGGACTAGGCACGACATCATCTCAGATTTGGCAGCGTGAGGGGCAATACGATGGGGCGGGCAGCAAAGGCGAGTACCAAGATCAAGCGGCAGCCTAAGACGCTGGCGCAACGGATGGCCGAGGCCGTTACAGCGAAGGGAGAGGCGATCGGTGCCCCGGCGATCCAGATCGCGCGGGGCATGCACGCTATAGTGGACGTACCGCTGCGGGATGCGGGCCGCGTCGTGACGGAGCACACGCTGATCAACCGAGGCGGCACGCCAGTCGCGCGCTGGAAGGCGGCCAAGCTGCTGTCCGATAGCCAGGTTGCTGCGATCGACCATTGCGAGACGCTATGGTCCCGGCTGGGCGGCAAGGCCCTAGTCATGGATCTGGCGCGCATCCCTGGCGCTGGGCAGGGCAACGGGTGGGCAGAGCAGGAGGCCCTTGATGATCTGAAGCGGATCAAAGGCTATGTGCCGGCCAAATATTGGAGCATTTTCGAAAACGTGTGCCGGTTCGATATGGCAGCGGGTTTTGCCGGGTCGGACCTCACAACTTGTCGGAATGACCAAGTGAGCGCGGCGCGTACCACGGTGCAGTTCGTCTCCGACATCATTGCTATGAAAGAGCGATTGACGTGTTGACGGCATCACCCCCGCAAGGTAAGGAAATCAATAGTGGTTAGAGCCGCGCCAGCAACAGTTCGTATCGCGCTCGGGGATGGGCAAATTGCCCTTTGCGATCTAGGCGACTTTGGCAAGGTCCGCGGTCTGCCTTGGCGGTCCAACGGGAGGTACGCCGTTGCAGATGTGGCCGGCAAACACCTCCTGATGCATCGCGTGATCCTTGGCCTCACCGACGGTGAGATCGGTGATCATATCGACGCGAACGGGTTTGATAATCGCCGGGCCAATATCAGGAAGTGCACGCCCGGGCAGAATGTTATGAACAGGCGCAAGCTGATCGTTAAGACGTCTCGGTTCAAAGGCGTTTACCGAGTGCCCGACAAGCGCAAATGGGCCGCCAAGATAGTCGTTGAGGGCGTCACCGAGCACATCGGAATGTTCGACACGCAGATCGAAGCGGCAAAGGCTTACGACAGAATCGCGCCACTGCGGCATGGCCAGTTTGCTAAGACGAACAAGCAACTTGGCCTCTATTGAAACGGCGTCGTGTGTGGAGGTCTAAATGGCTGCTCCGCATATGCGGCTCACCACCGCCGATCATGTCGAGGCTATCGGCATGCGCGTGCTCCGGATCGCCGAGGAGATGTCGAGCGGATCGCGTCACCAAGGCCGCAGCGAGCGCTTGATCGAGCAGGCCGAGCAGGCGGCGATCGATCTCCGTGCCGCCGTTCGAGGGCGCTGATGGGCTGGTCTAAGGTCAGCCGCCATCAGCGCGGCTATGGCACCGCGCATGATAAGATGCGCGCTCACCTGCTTGCCACCGTCATCACATGCGAGGGCGAGTGCAAGGCCAAGGGTATCGAGACGCTGGGCACGATCGCCGACCATATCGTCCCGCTGTCGCGTGGTGGCACCGGTGACCGCAGCAATTACCAGCTGCTCTGCAGGCCATGCTCGGACGCTAAGACGCTCGCTGACAAGGGTGCCACGGCGCGGCCTGTTGGCGGCGTGGATCGCTCGGGCAGGCCGACCAGCGCGACGCACCCGTGGAATAGGAAGGGCTGACCGTTGCTGCGGCCAGCCCAAGTTCTTCAGGCTTTAGTCAATGATGTTAGCGGGAATACACCTTTCTCAAGCTTGGTCTTCTCAAACCACTGACACCAAGCACTGTCCACGCTGCTGTGCATTCTCTGACCGATTTGATCGACGGTCATAATTGGGCCGCCAGACTTTAGCTGAACTGTATCGCCGGCTTTAAAATCCATTTCTATCCCCCGAGGTATGCCATGCCGCGTCGTGCAACATTTCATGTCTGCGACCTGCGTGTAGTCGAGCAAGCGACTCATGAGCCGATCGTACTCGGGGACTTTGTCCGCCTAGCAAGTGGGAGTCCACTGGGTTTGGTGGTGGCAGCTGATGATGGCCGGGGCGAAGTCGCGTGGCTGACAGGCGAAGGTCAGCGCTCCACGCTTCCACTCGTCTGCCTTCGGCCGATCTCGGCTGACCCCACCCCCCGGTCGAAAGTCTGAGGGCCGTCGCCACCCGTACCGACCACGTGGGGCGTGAGCACTGCGAGTAATTTTTGAGGGGGGAGGGTTTCGACCGGTCCGCCGCGGGAGGCCATATGGCCGAGGTCATCGAAATTGCTGGAGGCGACGGCGTTCCGCCAGAGCCGAACTGGCGCAGCATCTTCGGCCGGGCCGCAGACCGCGAGGCAGCATCGTCCTACTGGAAGAGCATTATCAGCGAGATGCGCGGCGCCGAGAAACTGGCAGTCGCCAACTCGCACGCGGTCATCCGCCTGGTCGTCGCATACGTCACGTTCGATCAATCCGCGAAGGAGGTGATCAAATCTGGCCCGGTGATCAAGGCCAAGAAGACTGGCGTCCCGACTTACAATCCATGGTGGACGACGATGTCGAACGCCGCGAGCCAGGCGCAAGCGCTGGAGAAGGAGCTTTGCATCTCGCCGCGTGAGCGCGACGCGGGCGCCAAGGTGGTCAAGAAGCAAGCGCGCACGACTGGCTCCGCACGGTTCCTAAAACAGCGTGGCTAACCGGTTCCTTTCCGATCCTGATCCGACGACGGCATGGGCGAAGGCCGCGGTCGACGGGAAGCTGTTTACGGCTGGAGAGCTTGTCCGACACGCAGCCGAGCGTCACCTGCGCGACATGCGCGACGGCGAGCGGCGCGGCATATACTGGCGACCGGACGCTGCGGGTCACGCTCTCGACTTCCTGCCGTCGGTTTTTCAGGTCACCGACGGGCCATCTGCGGGCCAGCCGTTCTACCCGCTCGAGTGGCACACGTTCGTCATGGGCTCGCTGTTCGGCTGGCGCACTGCAACCGACCGCTGGCGGTTTCGGTCAGGCTGGCTGGAAACCGGCAAAGGCCAGGCCAAGTCGCCACTGATGGGTGCGATCGGCGTCTACATCATGGGCTGGTGCGATATTCAGCGCGCCCAGTGCTATGCCATCGGCGAGGACAAGAAGACCGCCAACGTCCTGTTCCGCGACGCCGCGGCCATGTGCCGCGCGACGATACCGGAGCATGACGAAGGCGAGAGCCTGGAAGGCCTCGGCGAGGTCGTCATCCGCGGCGAATTAGAGAACGCCTGGAAGATCGAGCATCCCGACAGCGGGTCGTTCTTTCAGCCGATCGCCAGCGGTGAAAGCCTTTCCGGTCCGCGACCGAACTATGTCGCGGGCGACGAGATCCATGAGCTTACCGACGAAAACGTGTTGCAGACGTGGAAGCGCGGCATCGACAAGGTCGCCGGTCACGCGCTGATGCTGATGGGCACGAACACGCCCGCCACGTCGCAGCATGTCGGCACGTCCTACTCGGAGATGTACCAGCAGATCGCGAAGGGCGAGGCGCGCGACGACACAGCGTTCGCTTTCGTGGCACGGATCGACAAGGCCGATCGCGAGACGGTGTTTGAGAACGAGAAGGTCTGGCAGAAGTCGCTGCCGGCGCTGGGCGAGACCTTCCCTATCGAAAATATTCGCGAGACGGTCGCCTCCGCACTGCTGCGGCCATCCACGAAGTCGAGCGTCCTACGCCTTTTATTTCGGCGTCGATACTGCGTCTGCCGACTTCTGGATCGACGAGGAAAAGTGGGCCGCGGTCCAGGGGCCGGTCGATGACACGATGATGCGCAACCGGTTCTGCCGGCTGGCGCTCGATCTCTCGCAGAAGAACGATCTGACGGCCGTCAGCGCAGCTTGGGAGCCAATCGGCGACGAGCCCCTGGCGGTGAAGAGCTGGTATTGGACAGCGGCGGGCACCACCGCAGGCCACCTCAAAGAGAAGGGTGAGCGCGATCACGCCCCTTACGTCGAGTGGGTCGAGGATGGGTTCCTGGTCGCCACGCCGGGTGCGACGATCGATTACACTTTCGTCGCGATGCAGGTGTCCAAGCTCTACGCCGAGCACAAGGTGCTCGAAATGGTTGCCGATCCGGCCTTCATTTCGAGCTTCATGGACGCATGTGCAGAGGTCGGGCTTGAAGTCTGGTTGTACGGCGGCCCGGATAAACCAACGGGACGCGGGCTTAAGATCGTGGCGCATGCCCAAGGCACCCGCGTTATGTTCGAAGACCGGCAGCTCTGCATGCCGCACTCGATCACAAAGACCGAAGACGCGATTCTCGCGCAGCGGGTCATTATCGACAACTCGCCGGTCACATACAGTTGCGCGGCAAACGCCGCGATCGACCCCGACGGTCAAGGCAACCGCATGTTCAACAAGAAGAAATCACGCGGGCGTATCGACGGCATGGTCACTACCACGATGGCGATCGGCGCTGCCGTCTCCAGCCTGAAGACGAAGAAGAAGTCGGTGTACGCCTCGCGCGGCATCATCCGCGTCTAACAGGAGGGTGTACGTCTATGTCGCCTGATGATTATCGCCGCCAGGCTGGCGGGCGAAGGTCCTTATCGCCTTCGCGCGCGATCGCCGCAGCCAAGGCGACAACTGGGCAGAGCCATGGTGGGCCGATCATGGCCTACCAAGCCTACGATTTTGCAGACCCGACCCTTCATGAGATGATGCGCGGTGATGGCGGTCGAACCGGGGTTGCAGGGATCGCGGTCAATGAACGTGCTGCGCTTCGGAACAGCACCTTCTTTCGGGCCATGTCGCTGATCTCAGGCTCAATAGGCATGCTGCCGCTTCATCTCATGCGCAGAGCTGCGGACGGGAAGATTGAAAAGGCGCGGGACCACCCCTTGTTCAGGGTGCTGCATCGCAAGCCAAACGACTTCCAATCCGCCACTCAGTTCAAGAGCTACATGCAGCTTTGCGCCTTGCTCGACGGCAATGCATTCGCGCTGATCGTCCGGTCGAGGGGCGCGGTACGTCAAATTGTCCCCCTCCCCCGGCGGTCAGTAAAGCCGCAGCTTTCAGCGACCTTTGAGCTGAGCTTTCGGTACCAGCCCAAATCGGGTGGCGCCGTGACGCTTGCCAAGGAAGACGTCTTTCACTTCCGCGGCCCTATTTCTCTGGACGGTCTGACTGGCGTTTCCCTGCTGGACGTCGCTGCCGACACGCTAGGCCTGTCGCATCGCGCGCTTCAGGCTGCTGGTCGATTGCTTGACAAGGGCACGATGGCGCGCGGCGCGCTTGAGACTGATCAGACGCTTGGAGCCGAAGCGATCGACAATCTGCGCGACAGCCTTCGAGAGAACTTCTCGGGAGCAGACGCCGAAGAGGATTGGCTGATACTCGAGGAGGGACTGAAGGCAAAAGTGCTGTCCGGCACGGCGAAGGACAACGAGCTCGTTGCGCTGCGCCAGCAGGAGGCGGAAGAGATATCGCGGTTTACCGGCACTCCGCGCCCCCTGCTGATGTTCGATGAGACCAGCTGGGGCAGCGGCATCGAACAGCTGGGGCTGTTTTTCGTCACGTACTGCCTCCTCCAATGGTTCGTCATTTGGGAGGAGGCCGTGTGGTTCTGCCTGCTCACGCCGGCCGAACAGGACACGATGTACGCCAAGTACAATGACGGGGCGCTTCTACGCGGCTCGCTCAAAGACCAGGCCGAGTTTTTCAAGGCGGCGCTCGGTCCGAATGCGGCTTTCCTTACCCCGAATGAGGCTCGCGACAATTTCGACCGCAACCCAATCGCAGGGGGCGACGAGCTGCCTCGCAACGGCACTACTGCCGCAGCAACTTTAGCAGACGCTTAGGAGCAACCATGACCGACGAGCATAAAGCGCCGGGCAAGCCGCGTGCGGTACTGACCCTCAATGGCCGCCCTCTGCCGGGCAAGCCGGTGATCGCCACCCCAGGCACACCGATGCCGCGTGCCATATCGAGCGTGAACGGCAAGGACCGCCCTAGCGCCCTCCCCCATGCCTGCCGATCGATCGGTATCGGCATTGGCGCGACCAAACATTTTGGGAAAAGTGGTCTGCCGATGCAGCGGGCATTCGCGCGGTCGAGAGCGGTGACAACGTCATCACCATGTTCGGCGCCATCGGCGAAGATTATTGGTCTGGCGGGGGCATCACCGCAAAGACGGTGACGGCTCAGTTGCGCGCAATCGGTGACCGCCCCGTTGAGATTCAGATCAATTCACCAGGTGGTGACATGTTCGAGGGGATCGCGATCTACAACGTCCTGCGCGAACATGATCAGCCGGTGACGATCAAGATCATGGGCATGGCCGCGTCGGCTGCGTCGGTCATCGCAATGGCAGGTGACACGGTCGAAATCGGTGCGGCGTCGTTCCTCATGATTCACAATTGCTGGGTCGTAGCTGTCGGCAATCGCCATGACATGGCCGAGACCGCGACGTATCTGGCACCATTCGATCAAGCGATGGCCGACGTTTACGCGCAGCGCAGCGGGCGGACCGCGGCCGAATGCGCGAAGTGGATGGACGATGAGACCTACATGTCTGGGTCCGTCGCGATCGAGCGGGGCTTCGCGGATACGCTTCTAACGGCCGACAAGACGACGCGAGACGAGCAAGCGAAGGCCTCCGACCGCGAGCGTACCGCGATCACCGCGCTTGAACTGAAGCTCGTCGCCGGCGGCGATACGAGATCTCAAGCGCGCGATCACATCACCAAGATCAAGGGCACGCCAGGCGCTGCCCCTGTAGCCGACACGCCAGGCGCTGGCGGCGAGACCGAGTTGACCGGCCTGCTGGCGGGTCTGCTCACCACCATCAAGAGCTAGGAGCTCCACCATGAAGAGAATGAACATGGCCGCCCTCGTGGCGGTGGCGACGGTGCTCGCCCACCCGTTCCGCACACTTGCGGCGGCAGCAAGCACCAAGCCGGAACCGAAGCTGCGGCTTACGGCTCCTACCCTGCCCGCTATGCCGCGCGCGATCGCGGGCACGGTTCGCGCTGACGGTTCCGATCCCGCCACGCTCATCCGTGCGCTGAATGGCGCATTCGACGAGTTCAAGACGACGCATGCCCGCGAGATCGAAGAGATCAAGGCCGGCAAGACGGACGTCCTGACCAAGGACAAGCTCGACGCGATCAACGCCACCCTTACGGAGCTGCAGACTGCTGTCGACGATCAGGCAAGGATCAACGCGGCCGCGAAGCTGGGTGACGGCGCCATCATCGGCGATATCAAGCCGATCCGGACTACACCAAGGCGTTCAAGGCGCACATGCGCCGTGGCGATAACGCCTCGGCCGAGGTGCGGGCGGCAATGCAGAAGGGCACCGACACCGACGGCGGCTATCTGGCGCCGATCGAATGGGATCGCACGATCGGCGAGAAGCTGAAGAAGATCAGCCCGATGCGTGCAGAAAGCCGTGTCATCACGATCAGCGTCGCCGGGTTCAAGAAGTACTTCTCGGACCGCAACGTCGGATCGGGTTGGGTCGGTGAAACGGCAAGCCGCCCTGCGACCACGACTCCGCAGATCGGCGTGCTCGACTTCGTGCCGGGCGAACTCTACGCCAATCCGGCAATCTCCCAGCAGCTGCTGGACGACGCCGCGATCGACCTCGAGGAGTGGCTGGGTCAGGAAGTCGATACCGAATTCTCCCGCCAGGAGGGCATCGGGTTCCTGTCCGGCGACGGGGCGAACAAGCCCTACGGCATCCTCACCTATGTCACGGGTGCCGCAAATGCGGCTCGCCATCCATACGGTGCGATCAAGGCCGTCAACAGCGGCGACGCAGGAAAGCTGACCGGCGATGGCTTTGTCGATCTGATGTACGACCTCCCCAGCGAGTTCGCCGGGAACGCCAAGCTGTACATCAATCGCCAGAGCCTCGGCGCTGCGCGTAAGCTGAAGGACGGCCAGGGCAACTTCCTGTGGCAGCCGTCTTATGCTCTCGGCCAGCCCCAGACGCTCAACGGTGCGCCGATCGTCGAAATGCCAGACATGCCGACCGCGGGCGCCGCAACGTTGCCGCACTCTACGGCGACATGGAAGCCACCTACCTGGTCGTCGATCGGATCGGCATCCGCGTGTTGCGCGATCCGTATTCGAACAAGCCGTTCGTGCACTTCTACACGACCAAGCGCGTGGGCGGCGGGGTGCACAACCCTGAGCCGATGCGCGCGCTCAAGATCGCCGTGAACGCATAACTATCCGCCGGGCCGGCCTAGCGCTGGCCCGGTTCTTCGAAGCCGCGCGGCAAGACCCACGGTTTCGGCGAACCAGGAGAAGACCTATGGACACGAAGACCGCCAAGACCGCCGGCAACGGCATTGCCCCGGCAACTGATATCGACACCGCTGGCGCACCGCAGCAGATCGTACCCGACGTCGATATGGACCATCCGGCCGTCGACAACGATCCCCGTGCCGGTACCACGGTCGAGCAGAACCGCATCGACTTCAACGACCCAACGCTCGAAGGTCACGAGGCCGTCGAGCGCAATCTCCAGGTCGCCGCAAAGGCCTGACTAAGGGTGGCGCTGGACTCCTTTGTCCGGCGCCACACTTTCCAGTGAATCGAGGTGCCTCATGGCTATTCCCGTGACCTTGCAGGACGCCCGCCGCCAGATCCAACTGGATGAGAACGACGAATCCCAGGACGCTGACCTCGTCCAGTTTATCGACGACGCCGCAGCGTGGGTTGAGGAATACACCGGTCACATTCTTGAGGCGCGTGACGTAACCGAGTCGTTCCGCGGCTTCGGGGCGGTTAGGCTTCGAGCGTGGCCGATCAACGCGTCCGCTGTTCCCGGCGTCGCTTACGTCGACGCTGCTGGAGCACCCGTTGCGATCGTAGGCGCGCGGCTCGATCTTAGTTCCCGACCCGCCCGCGTATTACCGCCGGCTGGACCGTTCTATTCATTCTGCAACGCTCAACAGGCTTTCACCGTGACAATTCGTGCGGGGTATGAGGCGGGTGACGCCACTCCAGGCAACTTCCGTCGCGCCATGCTGATCCTGATCAGCGCGTACGACTCCGATCGCGAAGGCGGCGAAGTGTTTCAAAAAGCCGAAGCGTCTGCACGGCGGCTGTGCGGCAGACTTCGGGAACGCAGCCTGTGACCGTCGGCAAAGGCAAGGCCAGCCGATACAATCGCCGGATCCAGATCGAACGCCCGGTCACGGATAGCTCTCTGATCGGCGCTGGGTCTGGCAGCTGGGAAGCTGTTGGCTCGCCAATCGCCGCCAGCGTGGTCGATGTCCTTCCGAGCCGTGCAGAACGTCTGGCGGACGGCATCAACGTGGCAACGCGTCCGGCCAAGGTTCGCATGCGGTTCCGTATCGATGTCACGCCGAGCATGCGCTTCGTCATGACCAAGCCATTCCCGCGCGTGATGCAGATCATCGCCGGGCCAGCTGAAGTCGGCGTTCGGGACGAAGTCGAGTTCATGGTCGAGGATTACACCTCAGCTGGCAATTCGGCCTGATGCCGACCGTGAAAGGCCAGGCAGAGGTGCAGCGCTTCCTAGCGGCCCTTCCGACGCAGATTGAGGCCAAACTGCTCCGCGGTGCAGCGCGCGCCGGCGGCAAGGTGTTGCTCGATGAGACGAAGAGCCGTTCACCAGCCGAGGAAGTAACCGAGGCTTTGGCGCTGAGCACGAGGAGCGAACCCGGCCGGATTGTCGTCAAGGTCAGCGTCAAAGGCCAGTGGCCGCGGTCACTAGCAACCTGGGCAGAGTACGGCACGGACCCGCATTTCATCACGGTCGACGACAGCCAGCGAGAGGGCAAGAGCGTCCGCCGCATCAATGAGACCGGCGGCGGATCGTTGCGAATTGGCGGCAGCTTTGTCGGCAAGACGGTTCATCACCCTGGCGCCAAAGCCAACCCGTTCATGCGTCCCTCGCTCGATCTTAGCGCCGCAGCCGCCCGTGCCGCGATGCAGACTTACGTCAATGCCCGCGTCACTCGCGGCGGCATCATCGGCAGCGACGAACCGGAAGGAACCGACGAATGAGCGGTGTCGAGATCGTCGGTGACCTGCTGCGCGCTTACGAGCCGCTGACCGAGCTGATGGAGCCAGCAAGCATCAAGGCCGGCAAGCTTCCCGATAACGTGGTGCTACCCGCCATTCTGATCCGCAGCGTGACCCTGGTCGATCGCCAACGCCTGAAGCGGGAGCCGCTCGTCCGTTCCGTCGAGCGCGTGTCCGTGGCGGTGCGGGCGGCGAACTATCGAGATCAGAAGGCCGCAATCAAGCTCATCCGGCGATGCTGCCGAGACGTGATCGGCGATCTTTCAGGTTGTTTTCGTGTCTCGATTCTCACCGCTGGCACTGGCCCTGATGTCGGCGGTCCGGCGAACAGCTTCGAGCAGACCCAAGACTTCCGCGTCAGCTTCGACGCGGCAGCGTGAGAGAAAAGGAACCTACCATGTCCGACACCAAGCCCAAGACGATCCGCGGCAAGGCAACCCGCGATTTCACCGACGCCGGCACCGAGCGCCGCTTCGACGCTGGCAAGGCGCACGATTTCACCGAGGGCGAGTTCGTCAACTTCGCAGCCGCTGGGCTGGTCGAGGCCGTCGACACTGCCGCTGACCCGAAGGCCAAGCCCGCCGCCTAACCCGCGAGCCCGCCGCCCGGCGGGCGACACCCCACCGGCCCTGCGGTATTAAGTTACGAGGATCATCACCATGGGTTCACAGACCGCCGCAGGCTCGTCGCTTGCGATCTCCGTTACGTCGCCGGCTACTGCCGACGCCACTGGCTACGCCGCCCTGACCTTCACCGACGTCGGCCAGGTCGAAAAGCTCGGCTCGATCGGCGCCAGCTTCGCCAAGGTCGAATTCCAGCCGCTCAAGGGTGCCAAGCAGAAGTTCAAGGGCTCGGCCGACTATGGTGCTCTGCAGCCGTCGATGGCGCTCGACAGCTCCGACGCCGGCCAGGCGATCATGCAGACGTCGGCTGATGACGAGAGCCAGAAGCTCTATTCGTTCCGCGTGACCTATCCGGACGGCGCCAAGCGCTACTTCGGCGGACGCAACTTCGGCATGCCGGAAACCGCCGACGGCGCCGACAGCATGCTGACCGGCGCTCCGACGATCGAGATCTGCACCAAGATCGTCAAGGTCGCGGCGCCGACCACCTGACCCCTTCCCTACCCGCGCCCGCGACGCCGGTCCTTATGCGCCAGCTCGGCCCGTCGTCGCGGGTCGCGGGCCGGGCTGGCGCACCATCCTCCCGCGAAGGACTATCCCATGACCAAGTGCTCAACATTGCCTCGCTCGCCGTCGCCGCCACCGCCGCCCTGCACGTCAAGGGCCCCACCGGCGAACCGCTCTATGCCGACGAGGCTGGCAAGCTCCCCGTCCGCATCCATCTTCACGGCCCCGGCAGCCGCGCTTATGGCGCCGTCGAATCGCGCCAGTCCGCGCGCGCGCTGAAGCGCATGCAGGATAACGACGGCAAGATCACCGCGGCGACCCAGGAAGAGCGCATCGCCGAGACGGCCGAAGACCTCGCCGCGATCACCGTATCGTTCGAGAACTTCGACTATCAGCCCGAAGGGGCCAGCCTCACCGGGCAGGACATGTTCCGCGCCGCATACGCCGATCAGGGCATCGGCTACATCACTCGCCAGGTGACGAAGTTTGTCGCCGACTGGGGAAACTTCAAGGCCGCCTCGAAAGCGGCCTGACCCTCTATATCCGGATGATGGCGTGGCTTCAGGCCACGCCAAAGCCGGACCCTCGATCACGGCGAGCCAAGTTCGTAGAAGACTCACCGGCTCCTCTGCTCAGCCGGATCGAGAAGATGAAGCGCGACAAGATCGTGCCGCCTATGCCCCCCAACCCTGCGCCGCATATTACCGACCGGCTGATCGAGATGGGTCTAACCCAGGCGGCCGGGATGGGCGCCGTTCCGCTGTCATGGCTCGAAATCAACGCGTGGTGCGAGCGTACTGCCGTTGAGCTTGATCCATGGGAGGCTCGGTTGATCCGCCGCCTCTCTGCCGCCTACCTCGCCGAAAGCCACAAGGCCGACGTCGAAACCTGTCCGCCCCCGTGGCGCGCAGAGGTGACCGCGCGCGAGCGCGAGATCGAAGAAGCCAAGCTCCGCGCCGTGCTGGGCTGACCCTCGAAAGGAGGCCGCGATGATTGATGACGACGGCGCGGCCGCCCTAGAGGTTGGCTTCATTATCAACACCGAGGGCGCATTTGCTGAGCTGCTCAAGTTTGGGCAAATGTTCAGCTCAGAGACACAGGAATTTGTCCGCAACTCGGCAAAGATCGAAGCTGCGGCTGGCGGGATTAAGCTAGCCAGCGCGACCAGTGCCGTGACGAGCTTCGGCGCTGCGGCAACGCGTGAGGGTGCAAGGTGGCTCGCGAGTTCGACCGCGTCGAAAAGGCCGGCGAACGCCTCGTGCGCTCATTAGAGCGTGAAGCTGCCGCGTTTGGTAAAACTCGTGTGGAAATGCGCGAGGCTCAAGCAGCAGAGCTTGCGGTCATGGCGACCAAGCAGGGTAACGCCGACCTGTCTGCGCGCCTTGTCGCTGCCGATGCCAATCTTTTTGAACTGCGGCTTGAGGCGTCGCGGAAGGCGCGATTTGAAGCGGAAGCCCTCGCGCAGGAGCAGGCAAAGGCTGCTAGTGAGGCAATCGCCGCAGCTGATCGCCAAGCTCAAGAAATCCGCTCCGCTGCCTTCGCTCATGAAATGTTCAATGCTCGCGTGCGGGAAGGTGTAAAAGCCCTCAAAGAGGAAGAGGCTGCCCTTAGGGCCATCGCGATGGAGGCGCACGCGCAGGAAGTGCGCTCGGCGGCGTTCGCATACAATCTCTTCGAAGCGCACGCTCGTAAGTTGGGGCAGGCTTTGCGGGAACAGGAGGCAGAGCAGCAGGCTGTAGACCGCGCCCGTCAATCGGCCATCAGTTCGGCGGACGCCTATGCCGCAAAGCTCGAAGGCGAAGCTGCAGCACTCGGCAAGACCTCGGCGGAGCTGCGTGCCATGGAAATCGCTCAGCGCGCCGCGGCGGCTGAGGCCGCTGGCATGCCTGATCAGGCGGACCGTATTCGTGCGGCTGGCAATGCCTATGCGCAGGCCGCCGCCCAAGTTGAGGCGCTCGCTGCTGAGGAGCGCCGACTGGCGCAGGCGTCACGCGAAGCCGAGGATGCCGTTCGCCAGGCGGCGGCTGCGCAGGCGGCACAGGATAGCTCCCTCAACTCGCTGCGGTCATCGGTTGACCCGCTCTATGCGGCGCAACGCCGCCTGTCGCAGGAGCTGGAAAACGCTGCCCGCCTGTATCGAGCCGGTGCAATCGGGCAGGGCGAATATGAACGCAGTTCGTCGTCGCTCGCAGGCCGCTTAGACGAGGTGCAGCGTGCTCAGGCGCGGCAGGCTGCCGGCACGGAAGATGCCACCAATAAGGCTAAGCTTGGCGCCAACGACCTCACTAATATCTTCTTTCAGGTTCAGGATATTATCGTCAGCCTTCAGGGCGGACAGAAGCCGCTGACCGTGTTGCTGCAGCAAGGCTCGCAGCTGAGCGGCATCATGCTGCAAACCGGCGCGAGCGCGAAGGACATGGCCGGCGCGATCATCGGGCTGGGCATCGTCACCCGTCCGACAGTAGCCGCAGCCGCAGCGCTAACCGAAGCGCAGACCGCACTGGTCGCAGCGAACAGCGCAGCCGGTGCAGCTGGCACGCGCGCAGCAATTGCTGCGGCAGAGCTTGCCGTTGCCGAGGAGGCTGCGGCGGCGGCCGGGACGGCGGATGCCGTCGCACAGCAACGCCTCGCCCGGGCGCAGCTTGGGGCTGCCAGCTCAGCAGAGGTCGCAGCTGCGGCGAACGCGCAGCTTGCCCTTGCTGAGACGGCCGCTGGCGACGCGGCAACCGCCGCATCGCGGTCCGCCACCCGTGCACTGGCGCCGTGGTTGGCCGCAGTGATTGCGATCGCGGCGCCGCTGTCGGTGCTAGGCGTGGGCATGTATCGCTGGCAGCAGCAGCTCAGCAATGACTCTGGCCTCAAGGCCTATGCGGCAGGGCTGGGCCTCACGTCCAAGGAAATGAAAAAGCTCGGCGATCAGTCGATCACCACCGGCGATCTGCTCGGGGGGCTGTGGAAGACGATCACCGACAGCGCCGATATCGACATTTCGGGCAAGTCGATCCTCGATGCCTTCTATTCGCCCAACGACATGAAGCAGGTGCAGGGCTTTGTCGCGAGCATCTACGGCACCTTTGCCGGCGGCTATGACGCCATCGTTGCACTCTGGGGCAGCATGTCGTCGACCGTGTCGGGCTATATCTCGGCGATCGCCGCGGCCGCGTCTCAGTTCTTCGCACCTGTCGTCGCTGCCGCACAATGGGCCGGTAAGGCCGTCGGCTCCGTTTTCAGCACCGTCTATCAGTGGGTCGCTGGCTGGGTGAAGTCGATCGCAGGGTGGATTTCGCCTGTCCTCAGCGCCATCGGCAAGGGCGAAGCGGCGACGGCTATCAGCGGCGCTGGCAGCTCGCTCGGCAAGACGTTCGGCGATGCCTATGCGAAGCGGGTCGCCGGATTCGTTAGCGGTTCGAACGCCTTCGTGGACAAGGTCGGCGCCAATGCTACCGAGAAGGCGCAGGCTCGCCTCAAGAAGCAGGCCGATGCCCTGAAGGCAGACCGGACGCCGAAGGCGCCGCCAAAGCCAAAGGTCGACCGCCACGCGGAAGGGTTGGTGCGCGACGCTGACGCGATCGAGGCGCAGATTCGCAACCTCTACGACCTGGCGAAAGCCTACGGCGTGTCGGGCGCAGCGGCGCTGATCGCCGAGGCGCGGGTGAAGGCCGAGAGCAAGGCGATCAAGCAGCAGGCCGATATCACCGCCGCGGTATCGCGCCAGGTGCAGCTCGCGATTGCGCAACGTGTTTCCGATGCGGCCAAGTCGACGGCCGGGATGCGTGAACAGATTACCGCGCAAAAGCAGGTCAACGCGTTCGTCGCGGCTGGGTTGGTGCCTGCCGAGCGTGCGAATGAACTGATTGCTGCCCAGATCGCTGACCTGCCTTTGCTTGGCGCAGAGCAGGCTGCGAAGGACCTTAAGCTCACCGATGCCGCTGCACGAGCAACAAAGGCGCTGCGGGATCAGCAAAACGCACGGAAGGATCTCAACGAGACGGAAGAGGGCGGCCGGTTTAATGCTGACATGACCGATGGCCGTAAGCAGCTTGCCACGCTGGCCGAAGAGCTTCGGCTGGTCGGTGCGACGAATGATGAGCGCGAGATCGGGCTAGCCACGCTTAAAGCGACGCAGGAAGCTGAGGTCCGGTTCACCGATCCCGCCCGTCGCGCCGAGTACATCGCCCAGCAGGTCAAGATCGCGAAGGGGCATCAGGCCGTCACGAACGCCAACGACGCGCTCAACGCGTCGCTTAGAGCTACTGCCGACCTGTTCGACACTATTGATCAGACCGCGCAGCGCGCCGCGCAGGGCATGGCCGATGCGTTCGGTAGCGTCGGGGCGGCGATAGGCGACGCCGCAACGATCATGACCTCCTACTATGCGGACCAGGCGAGTCTGCAGCAGGCGCACGATGCTGCCATCAAGGAAGCGGGCACCGATCAAAACCGCATCGCCCGCGAGAACCGGCTATTCGCGATGCGTACCGCCTCGGCGCAGACCGCCGCTTATGGTGACATGGCAGCCGCGGCGAAGGGCTTTTTCAAGGAAGGTACCGCTGGCTACAAGGCCATGGCGACCGCCGAGAAGGTCTTCCGCGCGATCGAGTTCGCCATGGCGGTGAAGAACGCTGCGGTGCAGCTTGGCCTGATCGGCGGCGTCACGACGGCGCGCACCGTCGCTGCGGCAACCGGCGTAGCGACCGACACCGCGTTCACCGCGACCAGCGTCGTGAATGCCGGGATGCGCGCCGCAGCGGACGGTACCGCTGCGATGGCGAAGACTGCGTCATCCTCGCCATTCCCGTTCAACCTCGCAGGCATGGCTGTGATGGCCGCTGCGCTTGCGTCGCTCGGCATCTTCACCGGCTTTTTCGGCGGCGGCGGCAGCAAGAACACGCTCGCCAAGGCGAACGACGGCACCGGTACCGTGCTCGGCGATACCAGCGCGCAGTCGGAAAGCCTCAAGCGCTCGATGGACGCGTTGAAGGAGGTCGATACCTTGACCAACACCTACGCGCGCCAGATGGCGGCATCCCTCAAGTCGATCGACAGCCAGATCGGCAACGTCGCGGCGCTGGTCGTTCGTGCTGGCGACGTCAACGCTTCGGCTGGCGTGAAGGAAGGCTTCGCCTCCGACACCACTGGCAAGCTGTTGTCTGGCATCGTGACCGGCGGTGGGTTGTTCAGCAAGATCCCAGTGGTCGGCAGCATCATCGGCGCGTCGGCAGCCTGATCGGTTCGCTGTTCGGGTCGAAGACGACCGTCGTCGGCAGTGGCCTCTACGGCAAGGATCAGCAGCTCGGCAGCGTCCTGGGCGGCGGCTTCGATGCCTCCTATTATTCGGACGTCGAGAAGAAGAAGAAGTTCCTCGGGATCAGCACCGGCACGTCCTACTCGACAAAATATACCGGCGCGGACGCTGGCCTCGAAAACCAGTTCACGCTGATCCTCAAGCAATTCAACGACGCGATCGCCGCGTCCGCGGGACCGCTTGGCATCGCCACCGGTGACGTGCAGGCCCGCCTCAACAGCTTCGTCGTCAGCATCGGGAAGATCGACCTTAAGGACCTCACCGGCGAGCAGATCCAGGAGAAGCTGACTGCGGTGTTCGGCGCTGCCGCTGACAAGATGGCGGCGACCGCAGTCCCGGGTCTCGAGCGCTTCCAGAAGGTAGGGGAAGGCGCTTTCGAGACGCTGGTTCGTGTCGCGTCGACGGTCGAAGCGGTCGGCACTGCGCTGGATCTACTCGGCACTGCCACTCGTGGTTTCAGCATCGACGCCAAGCTTGCACTGGCCGACCAGTTTGACAGCGTCAGCGACCTGACCAGCGCTGCGAGCGCTTATTTCGAGGCGTTCTACAGCAAGGAAGAGCAGGCGGCCGCTAAGACGGCGCAGTTCGCCAAGGTGTTCGACAGCCTCGGCATGGCGATGCCAGCGAGCCTTGCCGGTTTTCGCCAGCTCGTTGAGGCGCAGGATCTCAACACCGCCGCGGGGCAGTCGGCTTACGGCACGCTGCTCAAGCTCGCGCCGGCGTTCGCGACCTGCAGTCCGCGATGGAGGGTGCCCGGAGCGCGGCCGATATCGCAGCCGAACGTCAGGACCTCGAGCGCAAGCTGCTCGAATTGAAGGGCGACACCGCGACGCTCCGCGCCCTCGACCTTGCCAAGCTCGACGTCAGCAACCGTGCTTTGCAGCAGCAGATCTGGGCGATCCAGGATGCCCAAGAAGCGGCCAAGGTGCCGAGGCGCTGCGCGACGCTTGGACGTCGGTCGGTGACGGCCTCATGGACGAGGTGAAGCGCATTCGCGGGTTGACCGACGCGAGCAATGGCAATGGCTTTGCCGCCCTGCAGGGGCAGTTCAACACGGCGACCAGCGCCGCGCGCAGCGGTGATCAAGATGCGGCGAAGGGTTTGCCAGCGCTCAGCCAGGCGCTGCTCACCGCGGCTGCGGAACAGGCGACCAGCCGGCAGGAGCTGGAACGCGTGCGCGCCATGACCGCCGCCAGCCTCGAGGCGACCTATGGCGTGATCAGCGCACTCGGCAACGGCACCACCACGCCGACCAGCGAGCAGATGACCAGTCGGCAGGAACTCGACCGCGTGCAGGCGATGAATGACGCCAGCCGCCAGGCCGCCTATGGCGTCGTCAGCGCGCTAGCGAGCGGTACCGCCGCGTCGGGCCGCACCGCCACGCCGATCGATACGATGATCACGGCCGCCAACGTCGCGACGGGCAAGGCGCCCGCGCCGCTAACGACGATCTGATCGTCAGCGCCATTGAGGCCTTGCAGGAAGAGGTCGCCGGCCTTCGCCGTGAGAATAGTTCGGCGCAGTCCGAGATCGCCCGCAACACCAAGGGGATCGATCGCAAGCTCGACGATGTCACGGCTGATCATAACGGCATGGCGTTCAGCGTCGGCAATGCGAGCGCCGCCTGATGAAGGTCGTCACCGCCGCAGGCGCGATCGAGCTAGGCACCGTCGAGACGGCACCGACGATCGGCGTCATCGACTACAGCCGGCGGGTCACCGACGAGTTCGGCGTCACCACGGTTGTGCAGCGCGGTTTCGCGCGGCGCATGACGGTGCGTCTCGCCGTGCCGTTCGACGACGTCGACACGATCCAGCGCCAGCTCGCCGAGCTTCGTGCCACCTCGCGACGTGGATCGCCGACGATCGCTTCGGCAGCCTCACCGTCCGCGGGTTCTACAAAGAGTTCGAGGTCGACCATGCGACCGCGCCGCTCAGCTATTGCACGCTGACGGTCGAGGGGATGACCGGCGAGGAGGCGTTTACGGACGACGGCTCCGATCCGGCCCCGCCCGGCCAAGCGTCCAGCCTTCAGCTGCTCCAGCCGATCGCGATCACAGAGGCCGTCCTGACGTCGAGCAGCGTTTCCGAGGATGACGCCATCGAGTGGACGGCAGCCGGCGGCTACGCCTTGGGGCAGCGCGTCATCCGGCGCTCGACGCACCGCCTCTGGGAAAGCCTGCTCGAACGGAACGTCGGTCATGACCCGGCGACGACAACGGGGGCATGGCTCGACGTCGGACCGACGAACCGCTGGGCGATGTTCGATCAGGCGCTCGGATCCGTCACGACCGACGAAGCGCCGATCGTGGTTACGCTGCGCCCCGGCCCCGCGGCGTCTGGCCTTGCGATCCTCGATTGCAACGCTGCGACCGTCCGCGTTCAGGCCCCCGAATATGACCGCACTGTTGCGCCGACGGGCAGCTCGGGCGCTGCGCTGTTCCTCGATCTGTCGCTGGCGGCCGGGGCCAGCATCACTGTAACGCTGACACCGTTCGGCAAGGCCGCGACGCGCGTGGTCTGGGACGATGGTTTCGCGTGGGACGACTCGGTCTCGTGGCAGGACACGGTCGCCGGCACTGCCACGGTGGAACCGCCAAGCTGGGCCGATGCCGAGGCCGTGAGCGACACCACAGAGTGGCAGGACAGCCGCGGTGGCGATGGTACCGTATTCGTCGGCACCATGGTGCTCGGCATTTTGCGGCCGCTCGGCATCACCGAGGGTTCGGCGACGTCGGGCATCACCGACTACAGCCGGCGCGAGACCGACGAGTTCGGCGAGACGATGATCGTCCCGCGCGCCTGGGCGAAGCGGATGGCGGGCAAGGCGCTGATCCGGACCGATGCGGTCGACCAGGTCGTCGGGCGGATCGCTGCGGTTCGCGCAGTCCCATCGCTGTGGCTCGGCGATGCCGGTGTCGACAGCCTTATCGTCTACGGTTTCTTCAAGGACTTCAGCGTCGAGGTCGGCGAGACGCTGAGCAAGCTGACGCTTTCGATCGAGGGCTTCAGCGAAGCGAAGACCCCGGCGCCACTGACAATCCCCTGGGAGAATGTCAGCGGCACGAAGCCGACCGAGAACGCCGACAACACCAGTGAAAACACGTCGAAGGACACTGACGCGGTTGCCGGGGTGCCGGCGAAGCAGGTCATCGCCGACGCGGCCTCGGTAAAGCAGCGCTCGGATATCCTCGAGAACATCACGATCCCCGCGATCAACAGCGCGGTCGCGGCGGCCAATGCCCTGATCAAGACAGCTGGGGCGAAGGCAGATGCGGCGCTGGCCGACCTCAATGCCAAGCTGCTCGCGTCCGGGATCGTTCTCGACGCGGCATTAGCCAACGCCGATAGCAAACTGGCAGCGGCGCGCGTAACGGCCGATCTGGCCGTCAGTCGGGCAAATACCCGCATCGATGCGGCGATGACCGACCTGAACGCCGAGGCGAACCGGGCGCAGGGCAAGGACGAGCTGCTCGATCGTCGCATCGACAGCCTGACCGTCGTCACCAACAAAAACGACGGTGAGGTCCGCGCGCTGATCGAGACGGAGCGGCTGGTCCGCACCGATGACGTCCGCGCGATCGCGCAGCGCATCGACACCGTTGTCACCGATTATACGAGCCGGGACAGCGTCACCAACACGCGGATCACGACCCAGGTCACCGCCCTGTCCGCGGCCGACAGGGCGCTTGGTGAGCGGATTGACACCGTGACCACTGAGTTCAAGGCGGCGGACTCGGCGACCAGCACGCGGATCACGGATTCGGTCGCGGCCCTGTCCGCGGCCGACGAAGCGATCGGCAAGCGCGTCGACTCGATCGTGACCGACGTCATCACCAAGGAAACCGCTACCCGCGCGGAGATCAGCCGGGTCGAGCTTTCCTCGTCGACCCGCGACACCGCCCTTGGGCAGCGCATCGACAGCGTCGTGACGGACTATACCGGCCGCGACACCGTCACCAATACGCGGATCACCCAAACGATCACTGCCCTGTCGGCCGCGGACAAGGCGCTCGGTGAACGGATCGACACGGTCACCACCAACTTCAAGGCGGCGGACGCAGCGACCAGCACGCGGATCAGCGATGCGGTCACTGCCCTTTCCGACGCCGATGCGGCAATCGGCAAGCGCGTCGACGCTATCGTGACCGACGTCACCACCAAGGACACCGCCACCCGCGCTGAGATCGGCCGGGTTGAGCTTGCATCGTCGACCCGCGACACAGCGCTCGGACAGCGGATCGACACGGTCACGGCCGACTACCAGTCTGCCAACACTGCCACCAACACCCGGATCACTGACACGCGCGCGCCTTTGCGGATGCCGACCAGGCAATCGGGCAGCGCATTTCGGAGGTGCAGAGCAGCTTCGCGCCTGGTGGTGGAAACCTCATCAGCAACACCGACTTCGTCACGACAGACGGCTGGTCGGAAAACTATAATCCGAGCCGACCTACTTACGGGATCAACATTGCCGGGGACCCCTATCATCCGTCCGGCGAGAACGTTCTTTCGATATTGCAGCTCGGCCGTGTGGGGCGGCGGGGGACACCTATTTTCGACTGGATCTCAAGCCCCCGTTCCGGTGAGAGCTGGCGATTATGTGCAGTTCTCGGTCATGTGCGCATCGCATCGAGCTAGCACCCAAAGTTACCTCGGGTGGCGCGATCGCGATGGCGCCGTCTTCCTGTACACAGTCGGCAACATTAACACCTCAACGGAGAGCTTAGCTAACGACCCCCGCCCTTTTTTAAGCGGTCGGGTCAGCTGTCCGTTCAAGTCCCGCCTAACGCCGTTGCGGCCTTCCTGCTCATGCGGAAGCTGGATACCTACGCAGGGCAGGATAACAGCTACGCCTGGTTCTGGCGTCCGTACATCGGCGGTGCTCGTCAGGGCCAAAAACGCTTGGAATGATTGGTCATCGGGTAGCGCGCGGGCTGTGCAGGCCGCCACAGCTGCTCGCGTCGCTACCAGCATCGATACCCTGGCCGACGCTGACCGTGCGATCGGGCGACGGATCGACACGGTCAGTGCCGACTATGTCAGCCGGGATAGCACGACAAACGCTCGCGTAGATCAAACGGTGAGCGCGCTGAGCGAGGGTGATCGCGCGCTCGGCATCCGGGTCGATGGCGTAGCGGCCAGCCTAGTGAGCACCGATAGCGCAGTGCGTGCCGAGATCGGCCGGGTCGAGCGGACATCGGTCGATCGAGACACGGCGCTAGGACAACGCAGCGACACGATTACGGCATCGCTCAACGCCGCCAGCGGGCGGCTGTCGACGGTCGAAACCGCGGTAACCGACGGCAGGTTCGCCACGGCGCAGCGTGTCAGCAATCTTGAAGCGCAGGTGTCCGGTTCCGGTGGCGATCTGACGGCAAAGATCGACGAGCGGCTCACCGTTGTCGTCGATCCCAAGATTGGCGCCGTGACGCAGAGCGTGACGAACCTGCGCAGCGATTACAACGGCACAGCTGCCACGGTGCAGCAGCAAGCCGGCACGCTGGTTGACCTTGCGGGCAAGGCGCGAGCCTATGTCAGGCTAAACGCCGATGCCGGCAATGGATATGCCCAGCTCAGCCTGTTTGCCGACCAATACGGGGGTGCATGGGAGCTCGTCGGCAACGGCCGGATTGCCGGCAATCTTTTCGTCGATGGTACGATCACCACGAGCAAGGTCGCGCCGAACAATATCACCAACACGGTCGCGATCGCCGGCATGAGCGGCGGCGTAAGCCCCGAAGACACAGGCGAAACCGGGCGGGTTTATATCACCAGCACCGGCGGCACGATGAAGGTCGACGTACAGGCCGACGGCACTCGGACCGGTGGCTCCGGCAACATGCGAGCGCAGCTATTTGCGGCATACAACGGAACCGAGCTGGCCCTCTCGCGCGAGGTGGCTTTCACGCCATCAAATACGGCGGTTCCTGTCGGCTTCTTCCAGATCATCCAATTTCCGGCGGGGACAGCGTGCAGTTTTTCCTCCGCTTCTTCGTCACCACCACAAACACGACGTGGACCTATACCAGTGCCGCAATCGCGGTGACTGAGTTCAAGCGCTAGTCCCGGAGCTTCATCATGGAACATTGGATCATCTATGACCTTGCGTCAGGCGAGGAGCTTTGGCGTGGCGGCGGGTCAGTCGGATCTGCCGCGCAGCAGCAGTTCTCTGAAGGCATGGGCATGGTCATGGTGCCGGCGCAGGTCGTGCGCGCGCCCACCCTTGATCTCGACGCCCTGCGTGCAGCAAGCGCCGTGAAGATCGATGACGAAGCCGAACTTATCCGCCAGCGCATTCTGACGCCAGGCGCCGGGCAGGCCATGACGTATCAGCGCAAGGAAGCCGAAGCGCGCGCATGGTCCCTCGACAACGACACCACCACGCCGTTCCTCACTGCAGAGGCTGGGGCGCGCGGAATGACGATCGCGGACCTTGCGGCCGAGATCATCGAGCTTGCCGATGCGTGGGTGGCGATCGGCGCTGCGATCGAGGGGCTGCGCATGGGCGCCAAGGCCGCGGTGGGCCGCGCTGCGAACCTCGGCGCCATCGTTGCTGCCGGCAAGGTCGATTGGTCCGTCCTCAATGGCTGAGCGCTTCTGGCTCGGCCTGCGCCAGCTGCTCGTCGCGGTTGACCAGCTCGTCTACATCCTGATCGCCGTGCCGATCTATGTTGTCGCGGGCGGGCCAACCCCGTCGGCTGACGAGACGATTTCCAGTCGCGTCGGCCGCGCTGCAATCAAGGGGCATCGCTGGGGGCTTATCCTCGAAGCGATCATCGACCGCCTCTTCGTCCTCATCGGCGCGGCGCCAGAACACTGCCGGCGCAATGTCGAAACCGCCTTCCTGGGCTGCGCGCCCAAACCCTGAGGGATCCTACCATGAAGAACGCGAGCAACGCGGCCGTCCCGGTCGCGGGAAGGGATGACGCATGAGCGTGACAGCCACGAGCAACTACATTGGCGAGGCGATGCGGTCGACGGCCGCGCTGGCGCCTCCCTCCCTCGCGAACAACCCAGCCTGCTGGCGTGGAACCTGTTCGTCATGACCGCGGCCATGTGTCTCGGGTTGATGATGGCGGGCAAGCAGGCGCGGCGGATCTGGGCGGCGCGCGCGTTCGACCATCCGACCGATCCCGTCTCGATCTATCGGTTCGTCATTTTCCTTGCCGGGTGCGCGGTCGCCAGCCGGGGCGGCGCCGAGGCGATCAGTCTCTGGTCGTGGAGCTCGGGCGACGCCCACACCATCGAACGGGTGGCGGAACTCAAGCGCTGGCTCGATCCCGTCTCGGTCGGCTGCGGTTTCCTGTGGATGGCCTTGCATATCCTCGCTGAGCCGATGCTCGAGTTCCAGCTGCGCAAAGCCCCCCTGCCCGTCGACATGTGGTCGCGATGGCCGCAGCTGCGCCGTCCGATCGCTATCCTCGTCGTGAGCCTTGCAATGGCAACCGCTGCCGTCGGGCTGCGGTAATGCGAGAGGGGGCTATCGCGGCGGTACCGGGCGTATCGGTACCGGTCATCTGGTCGTTTCTCGGCTACAGCTTTCCGGCCGGATCTATGATCGTCGGGCTTCTCGCCTGCCTCATGATCCGGCTGTTCATCACGCTCGACACACCGGGCCCTAAGCGCTGGCTGCTCGATATGATCATCACCGGAATCGCGATGCTGGTCACCGCGGTCTGGATCGCCGAGCATCAGGTCGACCTGTTCGCCGCGCTCGGCACTGGCGGCGCGCTGGGCGCGATCGGCACCGGCATAATCACCTTTTTCAAGCGCCGCGGGCAGAACGCGATCGACGCGCTCGACGCCGCTCTTCCGGGCAAGCCGGCAGTGCCGGCAGACATGACCGCCACCCTGCGCGAACTCGACAAGTAGGGAATAACGGCCCGCCCCCAGGGTCAGCCAAGGACGAGCCGGCCGAGGCGTTCTTGGGGATACGTCCGGCAACCTGAGAACGCCGTAAGTTGCCAGTCAGTTGCAAAGTAACGGCCCGCCCAACCGGGAGGGGTTCGTGGCGGGCCGACCGGGCAAGGTTAAGAAACCCGGCCCGTCGATAACAGCCAACCTCGCCAATAGCTTCACATCGAAGGAAATAATCATGGCGACGGCATCAACACCGGCGTGAGAGGCTTCCAGTGTCAGGCAGTCACACCGTCGCGCCATACTCCCTGCTCGTCGTAGCTGGGGCGGCATCGTGACGAGCAGGGAACCCTTCACGGGGAGGCAAAGCCTCATCTGGAAGATCACTAATTGTAGTTAATATTTCGTTAACGGCCCGCGCCGGCGACAAGAGGAAAAGCGCGAGGCGGGCCTGCCGGAGCTTTGAAGAGCCCGCAGGCCCAATCTGAAAAGCACCAAGCCCGAAACGCCTCACTATTGTAAGGAATTAAGCATGACGACGGCATCAACGCCGGCGTGGCTTCGCCATGCCTGGTCGCTTCTCGGCACCCGCGAAATAGTCGGACGCACGCACAACAATGCCCTGATCGCGTTTCTTAACTCGGCACGCAAATGGAACGGCGTGATCTGGAAAGATGACGAGATGCCGTGGTGCGGCGGCTTCGTCGCGGCATGCCTCGTTGCCATTGGTGTCGAGCCCGTCAAGATTGCGGCGCGCGCGAAGAGCTGGGCGGCATGGGGCAATAGACTGCGGCCTGAGCGCGTTGCCCCCGGTGCGGTCCTTGTCTTCGATCGCCCAGGTGGCGGGCATGTCGGCTTCTATGTCGGCGAAGACGAGACCGCATATCATGTGCTTGGCGGAAATCAGGGTAACGCGGTCTCGATAACGCGCATTGCAAAATCGCGTCTGACCGCATCGCGCTGGCCTGCCGGCGTGCCCGTTATCGGTGGCGCTGTGAAAATGAAGACGATCGCTGGCGTGCCCTTTTCGTCGAACGAAGCATGACTTGGGCGGCGGGCTTCGCCCTGTTGCGGCGTTTCTGGTGGTCGGTTCCGATGATCGGCCTGCTCGTCGCTCTGCATTTCACCCGCGCGACGCTCGCCGACCGCACGGCCACGCTGAAGGCTGAGCGGGCGGCGTGGAGCGCTGAGATCGCGAAGGCCGAGCAGCTGCGCAGCGATGCCGAGAAGCGGTTCGCCGTCCAGCAGAGCACGGCGCTGACGACCTTTGCCGACCGCCTCGCAGATCGTGAACCGATCATCCTTCGATCCACTGACACCGTGAGGACCTATGCGCAAACTACTGCTGGCCGTGCTGCCTGCCTTCCTGCTGACCGCGTGCGCGGGATCGACGCGCTCGACGCTGAGCTATTCGCCAACGATCCCGTCAGTGCCGGCCGAGGCGAAGAAGCCCTGCACGGCGACGCCGATGCGCCGGCAGCCGGACGGTAGCGCCAACAGCGCGGACGCCGAGGGTTCGCTGCGTGACGCGCGCGCTGACCTCGCGCTCTGCGACGTGCGCCGCGGCCTCGCCGTCGACGCCTCGCCGCGCTGACGCGTCGCTTCCGTGATGAGTGCCCAACCCGCTTTCCTAAATAGGAGTGTCCACGCATGGCCGTGCTGACGAATATCCCAAACAACACGTCCGCGCGTGATTGGCGCGATACGGTGAACTCGCTACTTAAGCGGGTTGCTGCGCTTGAGGCAGCCGGGGTGCCGGTAGCAACTGCAGCGCCTGCGTTCACAACGCAGCCGAGCATCAGCCCGACCAGCGGGACTGCGGGTTCGACCGTGTACGCCGCGACGCCTGGCACCGTCAGCAACGGCTCTGTCGTGTCCCGCGCGTGGCTGCTGAATGGCACCGCCATCAGCACTGGCGTGACAGCCCTGCCCGCGTCGTCCGGTACGCTCGCCTATCAAGAGACGGCGTCAGGCCCGGGCGGTACGACGACGTCGACGGTTCAGGTGGCAGCGGTGACTGCGGCCACCGTCACCCCTGCCCCGGCACCGTCTTTCATCTCGCAGCCGAGCATCAGCCCGAACACCGGCACTGCGGGGGCGACGACATTTACCGCAACCGCGGGCAACGTCAGCAACGGCTCGATCACGGCGCGTTCGTGGACGATCAACGAAACGGTGATCAGCACCGGCATCGCCGCGTCTCCGGCGTCGTCCGGCACCCTGACCTACCAAGAGACAGCGACCGGACCAGGCGGCACCACGCAGTCGACGGTGCAGCAGGTGACCGTTGCAACCGCAGCCGCGGCGGCTCCGGCCTTCACCTCGCAGCCGACCGTCAGCCCTTCGACTGGCACGGCGGGGGCGACGACTTACACCGCAACGCCAGGTGCCGTGTCGAACGGCACGATCACGTCACGTGCCTGGGCCTTGAACGGCTCGACGATCAGCACCGGACTTACCGCAACCCCCGCTTCCGCTGGCACGCTGACGTATCAGGAGTTTGCGACGGGCACGGGCGGCAGCGCATCGTCGTCGATTTTGACACGCACGGTATCGGCTGCGGCGGCAACACTCGGCGACCTGACGATTTCGCCGACCACCAGCACGGCAGGAACGTCGTATAACGGCGTGATCAATGGTGCGACGGCAGGTTCGGTCATCACCGGCACTGTTCCAGACGGGCTCGTGCTCAACAGCGCAGCGCGCACGATTACCGGCACGCCGACGACGGCAAGCACGGCTGGTTTTTCGCTTACCGAAACGCTTGGTGGCGCCACTGGATCGTCAAAAATCAACAGCATCGCGTTTACAGTTCGAGCAGCGGCACAGACGGCCGTCCTGAGGCTTCTGACGGTATCGCCATCGGCCGCTACGGTCGGCACGGCGTACAGCGGAACGATCGCTGGTTTGACATCGGGTAGCTCTGTTACTTTGTCAGGTGCGGGTTCGGCGGGTTTGTCTATCCAAGGGGCTGTCATCACCGGCACGCCGACCACGGCCGGCACGATCGATGTCGTCGAGACTCTGGATGGCGCGCAGTACTCCCCCCGCACGTCGAATGGCATCGTTACGGTCAACGCCACCGCGAATGTGCCGATCACGCGCGCTGTCCTCAGCGGTCAGCGACTGCCTGACACCCCTTCCCCGGCAACGGGTGGGGCGCCAACGGTCGACGCTGAATATGTTCGCTGTGAAAACCGCTACGTCGGCTCGGGTGATATTGCGACGGCCAGCTTCCGGCTGAACGGCTTCTACATCTGGACCGACGTCGCGATCAAAACGAAGGGCGCAATCACCTACAAGGAATTGGTGGTCGAGGTGAACGGCGTTTGCGTCAACTGCCTGCCGAACGGCCCGATGGTACTTCCACAGGGCGGCGTCGATATAGCGACGCCAGATATCGACTGGTCGCCTCTCGGTGGTCCGCCGGTGCAGGGCACGCTCGTCAGGATCAAGTGCCGCTACAGCATCCCCGCAGGAGCGCTGGGAATCGGCAACAGCGTTGCGGATTACGAGGGGGTCTTTGCGCGCGGCTTCGAGTCAGCCGGATCTACGGTGACGAGCCTGATGACGCCGGGTGACCCGGCCGTGACCGGAACACTTCTGACGAGCACGTACACCCATTGTCCAATCATGGTTGGCACGTTCGTCGGTGGCGACAAGGAGACGATCGTCTTCGGAGGCGACAGCATCACGGTTGGCTCTGGTGATAAGGGCGGCCAGTGGGCAGCGCTGCCCAGCCTCGCCAACGGGCAAAGCTCGACGGTTGGCACTTGGGAACAGATCCACACCCAGACCGACAGCCGGACGCTCGGGTTCAGCTACGCTGGCCGCGCGCTCGCGGGGGCTGAGCCTTCGACGAGGCCGGCATTGCCGGTATCATTGTCGCACGTATCGGCGGTGTCGCGACGCTATGGACAAACTCAAACGAGGTCGACAACGCGGCTGATGGACTGCGCGCACTCGTCAAGTACGGGTCGACGTTCTTCGAGGCCTACGGCACGAACTATTTCGACGGCTCGACCAATGCGGGCGGTGCTCCGGGCAACGCTTACGGCAACTCGCGGGCTGTATGGAACATGGTGAAGGCTAACGCCCGCACCGGTTCTGGCGTTCTCCCGCTACAGATTGGCCGTAGCCCGATCCCGCCTCGCCGCAATCGGGCTGACGATGCGGTCAACGCGCCGCTCGATCAGGTCGTGTACGGTCCGAAGTGGGATATTGACGGCAACGTCGCCACCTATCTCGGGCTGCTCGAAACAGCGTTCGCAAACAACGAGTTCGACTTCTGGGTTGAGACGACCGACCTGGCACGACGCGGCTCGGACAGAAGCACTGCGGCCTTCCACCAGTGGTTGCATGGCAACAGCACCTCGGAAGACGGCACGCACCCCTCACCCGATATGACACAGCCATGGGCGCGGCGTGTCCGGCGCGCGGTCCACGCCAAGCGCAACGGCCTCCCTGTTCTCGGCACGATCACTTGGGTTTCGGCGCCTAAGATTCCCGAGGGAGCGGCGCCCAACACCGTCGTCGGGATCGTCAACGTCAAGTATGAGACGAACCTGACGATGACCAACACGGCAGGCGGGCGCTTCAAGATGGGCCGTCGCCTTTCGGGAAGCACGGCAGAGGTGCTGGTCGCTGAAGTCCCGACGGATTACGAAACCTCCACGAGCCATCAGATCGAGATCACAGAGAGCCGGTCCGACCTCGCAATCACCTCGCGTACAACGTCGCTGACCATCTCGATCAGTGACGTGAACCCCGAGCCTGTTCCAGAGCATGCGGTCGTGACCGCGTATAAGAAGGCGCGGACTGTTCCGCTCTCGCCCCAACGGTACAGCGCTCTCAACACCTTTATTCGTACGATCGACGATGCAGGCGCGCTGAGCAAGTTGAGCCGCCTATATGTCTTTGCTGACCCCGAGCCTGTTACGAGCGACGGCGGGCTCAACATTGTCAGCCTTGCCACAGCAAAGCCGATCCCCGGCAGCAGCCCGACCTTCGAGCCGAATCTGGGCTACACCGGCAATGGCGCGGCGACTGGGGCAATCTCGCTCCGCACCTCATGGACGGACAGCAAGTATCTCCAGGACGATGCAGCGGTCGGCGTCTGGTGCAATGGTGAGTTCGGCGGCACGGCAGGCGATGGCAAGGAGCATATCTCGGCTTCGTCGGGCGGTGCGATCTGGCTAACCGCACGGAGTAGCGGTGGCACCGGCACTGAGACCTTCCGTATGAACTCAGGCACGACGGTCACAACACGGACCGGGTCGACGTCGCGCCTTGGGCATCGGGCGGCGTCACGAACCGGGGCCACGGCAGCGGCAGCGTTTTATAACGGCCAGCAGACCGCCACGTCGGATGCTGCGTCTATAGCGCAGACGACGACGGCTCAGGTGCTGCGTGCGCAGGCAAGCTACTCCACCGATCGCATCGCAGCTCTGTGGAGCGGGGGCGGTCTGACAGCAGCGCAGCAGGCTGCGATGCACTCGGCCTTGTACGCATATCTCAACAGCTTCGGCGCAGCGGGGTTCTAACATGATCCGATCGATTATCTTTGCCGCCCTAGCGCTGCTCGCCTCCCCGGCGGCAGCGCAGACCGTCCACACGATCACCGGGGCCAATCCGCCCGCGCAGTACAGGGTTTGTGCGGGCGACACGCTCGTCCTGAAAAGGCAGATGGGCCGCGAGCTGCTGCGCGACGGGTCGCGCGAAAAGGGCTGGCTGGGCTGGAACGATCGAAACCGGTCGAACGCGGCCGGCAACTGGTTTGAGACGGTCGGTGCCACCCGGCTCCGGTTCGTCGAGAACGTCCAGGGCAAAGGCTGGGTCTATGCCCCCGTCGACGCGGCCCCGTGTGCGGCGCACGCGGCGCAGTCAGCGATCGTATCGCCCCCGGCGCATACCACGCTCGTCACCCCGCTGTTCGGGGCGAACCTCTCGGGTGCAGAGGCCAGCGGCAGCGACGCAGTCCGCCCGTCGGCGGAGGACTGGCGCGGCTACATCGAGAAGCACAGGTTCGGCCTGATCCGCTATCCGTTCAAGGATGACCGGATGACCCCCGCGCGCGTCGCCGAGCTTAAGGTCAACTTGGCCTATGCGCGCAGCAAGAGCGTGCCGGTAATCCTCGATAACCACACCTATCGATGGGACACCGTCGACCGGTTCGTCCAGTTCTGGACCGGCTTCGCACGCAATTTCCCCGACGACGGCTCGGTGCTGCTCGATCTGGTAAACGAGCCGAAGGGCTTCAACGACCCGGTGATGACGAACGACTGGGACCAGTGGCTGCGTGACAGCAACCTGATCATCGCCGGTCTGCGCGCAAATGGTATCCGTCACCCAATCCTGCTCGAATATCCGCAATGGTCAGCAACGTTCCGCTTCGACAAGAAGGAGGGGCCGAAGAAGGCGTGCGAGAGCGCCGGCTGCGCGATCGATCGCGGGGGTGGCCTGAAGGATCCACTGAGCCTGACGTTCATCAACGGCCATCGCTATTTCGATAAGGGATCCAGCGGCACGAGCAGCGAATGCGTCGATAAGACGAGCGGCTTTGCCGAGTTTGCCGAGCAGCTGCGCCGGCGCGGCCTCAAGGGCTACATTACTGAAAGCGCGTTCGCCTCGCACTACGGGATGAAAGCCTCGTGCGCGGCAGTCGGTGCCGAGGCGATCGCGGCGCTGCGCGCGAACAGCGATGTCCTGCTCGGCATCACCTGGTGGGGTGGTGGCCGCGTCTGGCCGGAGAGCTACATCTTCAAGATCGACCCGCCCAAGGCCGCGCGCTTCACGGCTCCCACCTCGGGTTATGTCGAGCGGCTGACGGGTCGCCGATAGTCCAGCATGAAAGGAGGTAGTGCCCATGACCGGGTGCACCGAGTTTCGCCAGTCCGGCCCCTGCCTGATAGCATGGCAGGGGCCGACTCCCGTCGCGCAGATCGCGTGGGATGCTGCTGAGAGCGGCTGGTACATCAACTTCTTATCTGTCGAGCAACCCCAGCTCCTCGCGCCGCTTCTGTCGAAATTCCGGAAGCTATGGCGCCGCAGCGGCAAGCCGACCCTCTCGTTCCACGCATCCCCCGATAATCAGGTCATCGGGAGGCTTATAGGGATCCTCGGAGCTAAGTGCTTTGCGGGCCTCTATTCCATTGTCGACCTGGATCACTCTATCGAAGGAAATCACCATGGGTGACAAGGAAAACCGCGCATACAAGAAGCTCTCGGCCAAGGGTCGCACGGCTTACGGTCGCGACCGGGCGAAGGATGCCGATGCCAATGGGGGCACGTTCAATGCGACCCTCGAGAAGCTGTACGCGGGCTATTACAACGCGATGTGACTCGGGCGCCCGGTTCGAGAGAACCGGGCGTTTCATCAAAGGTCTATCGACCACCCGACAAATTTATCGGGCTAGGGCACTGAGTTCTATCGGGAGTTTACGGGGTAGCGACATTGTTAATTATCTAACGGCTACGTCCGAACACTAGGCAGGCCCAAGCATACGTCTCCGGGCGGCCCCGCCGCTCTAGCCTGGCTGCGGGGCATGGAATTAGTGATTGCCACATATTTTCCCACCCGTGTACAGGGCTCTCGATAAGGCCAGACGGAGCACGAGCATGATCGACGGCGTTAATCGGCTTGCCAGCTTCTGGCATGGCGGACCGCTAAGCGGTTTGGAACTTGCCTGTTTAGCTAGTTTCGTGCGGCAAGGCTACGAAGTCACTGTATACAGTTATGATAAACTTAAGAGCTTGCCGGAAGGGGTGCGCGAAGGTGATGCACGCACCATAGTTGATATTAAATATCTTCATAGTTTTCTGGTGCTCGGCAAGCCTAGTGAGCAGCCCCCACCGGGTGGTCCGGGTAGATAGTTAGTGCATTGTCGCCTCCGCCGCCATTGCCGGGCGTAGGTGGAGCGAAGCGGAACCGAAGGCTGGCAATGGCGGGGTCGCTGCTGCTGGCGCTGGAGGTCGATAGCCCAGGCTGCTGTGTGGTCGGACAGTGTTATAGTGACGCCGCCACGCCTCGATCAGCACCCTTGCCTCGGCGAGGCTGTAGAAGATCTCGCCGTTGAGCAGCTCGTCGCGAAGCGAACCGTTGAAGCTCTCGTTATAGCCGTTTTCCCCATGGCGAGCCCGGCGCGATGTACAGCGTCTTCACGCCGATCTGGCCGAGCCATTTCTGGACCGCGGTAGCGATGAACTCGCTGCCATTGTCCGACCTGATATGCGCGGGCGGCCCCCGGGCGATGAACAGCTCGGCAAGCGCCGCCAGCACGTCTTCGTGTTTCAACTGACGTGCGACGATCAGCGCCAGGCATTCCCTGCTGGCCTCGTCGATGATCGTGAGGATCCGGAACTTGCGCCCGTCGTGCGTTCGCGCTTCGACAAAGTCGTATGCCCAGACATGCCCCGGATACTCCGGCCGCAGCCGGATGCACGAGCCGTCGTTCAACCACAGCCGGCCACGCTTGGGTTGCTTCTGTGGCACCTTCAGCCCCTCACGCCGCCAGATGCGTTCGACACGCTTATGATTCACCGACCACCCCGCGGCATGCAGCAGTGCGGTCACCCGGCGGTAACCGTAGCGTCCATACTGCCCGGCCAGCGCAACGATGTCCTCAGTCAGTGCCTGTTCGTCATCTGCCCCACACGGCACTTTGCGCTGCGTCGACCGATGCTGCCCGAGCACGCGACACACCCGTCGCTCGGATACGTCCAGCACCTCTTTCACTTGGTCAATGCAGCGTCGGCGCCGCGCGGGGCTTAGAAGTTTCCCCGTGCCGCCTCCTGCAGGATCAGCTTGTCCAGTGTCAGGTCGGAGATCGCACGCCGCAGCCGCAGGTTCTCCTTCTCCAAATCCTTCATCCGACGAGCCTGATCCGTCTTCAGGCCACCATATTCCTTGCGCCAGCGGTAATAGGTTTGCTCGCTGACCGCGATCCGCCGACACGCCTCGGCGGTCGTCCCGCCCTGGCCCAGGACGATTTCAACTTCACGCAGCTTCCCGATGATCTCTTCCGGCTTATGCTTTTTCGCAGGCATTCGTCGTCCCTTCCTTGATCCAGACTCTCATAGTCGTTGGACCGCTCAGAAGGGGGCAGCTCACCTTACGATATCACTGCACGCCTTGGAGGTGATGAATTTGCATTTTTGCTTAACAGTTCGAGACGAGGCCGCGGGTGAGCGAAAGTCTAGCAGCATCCATCAGGCGTTGATAGCTGCGCTGGAAACCTCACAGTGGCGTGCAACGTGTAGCTTGGGCGCTGCCACAGGAAGCGACTTTGAGCAGGCCATTCGAATTGCTGATAAGATCATGTACGAAGCAAAGTCGATCAAGAAGTCTACAGTGTCCTAGTGACAGTCAACACGTATATGATGAACTAATAATAAGCGTCCTCGTCAAAGCGAAATAGACAGCGGGCCTTTACACAAGTCTGCTTTAGAGGCGCAACACCTGTTGTGGGTGACCCGTTCTAGTATCTCGCAACGCACACCTTCGCACCATATACAACCAGTGCAACAGCTGAAGCGCGAGCCTCAAACGATCAGTTCATACGGTGAACTTTTCAAGTGTGATCACAATCAGTCAGGCTTAAGTCGCAGCCCAGCTTCCTTCATCGCCACCTGCCCTAGGGCCACAGCGCTCGCGTCTACAAGCGAATCCGCGAGTTTGATGGCCGCTGCGGGGGAAAGGGTCAGCGTGATCCCTGCTCCTTCAAGCCGAACGCAGCTTTTCCAAGGCGTCGCGGTAAAGCACTCAGTATCCAGTACGACGACCATCCATCTCCTATCGTCAAGCCGCAGGTGCCTGAATGGTCTAACGTATCATATTATAGATTGTTTATGCGGTTTATCTTAAGGGCATAGCGGCGTTGTCTGGATCTCAGCAGCATCCGATGCACAGGCCTGGTGGTCCAAGCCTCCGAGCCACGCTCAGTGAGACAGCTAACGGTCGCGTAGACACACCAGCGGTCCGCTCCGCCCTGCGCTGTCTCTGGCATCACTGCCCCGAGCGCTGGTCCGTCGTGATGTTTGGGAGGGCGCGCAGCAGGATAACTAAATCCGTCGGAGGCAGAGTGTGACGGCCTCGTTCATCGGCATTGTGCGGCAGCTGCGTCGATCGGGCGCATATACCGAAGCCAGCAACGCGCGGGCAGCATCGCCAGCAAAAAATTTGCAGTTAATCGACTTTAACCCCATGAAGTTGGGATTACTAAACAGTTCTAATGGGCTTTGTTGCACAAAGGGCGTTGGGATTCCCTGTGAGGGTCAGGAAGCGTAGGTGGGATGGATGCCAAAACCGACCATGCCGAAGTACCGCACGACGAACTGGAGCGAGTATAACGCAGCGCTGAAGCGCCGCGGGTCGCTGGAGGTCTGGTTTGACCCGGGCATGGATTGGCTGGCAGCCCCGATTGGTCGTCGAGGTCGGCCGATGCGGTTTTCGGACAGCGCGATCAGGGTTTGCCTGACGCTGAAGATAGTGTTCGGACTGCCGCTACGGCAGGTGACGGGACTGGTTGCCAGCCTGCTGAAGCTG